CCTTCACCCTCTCCGCCCTCAAGCGCTTCCGGCTAGGGCCCAAGTCCCCGCTGCACCTCACCAGGGGTCAGCGGGCCCAGGTGGACTTGATGGTGCGCGATGGCTGGCTCGAAGCCACTGGCGACAGCATGCTCCAGCTCACCAGCAAGGGGTGGCAGGCGATTGAAGCGGAGGAAGACAATGTGTGAGATCGCAAACAGCACTGCCGAAGCGCTCAAGGAGGCCAAGCCGCCTCAGTGCGAGTGCCAGCACGAGGGCTCGCCCAGCTACGAGTTCCGCCACTGGTACTCTGATGCCGAGTGGGCCGTGGCCTTCCACGCGCCCGGCCAATGCAAGAGCACCATCGACCTTCGGCAGTACGAGCGCGACGGCAAGATGGTATGGCTGTGCTCTACCTGTTGCTAGCACGCGACCCCTGACGAGTAGGGGTATCTTAATGGATGGAGGGAACATGAGCAAAGAGATAGACAGGCTCAAGCAGTCGGCTGAGGTGGCAGCGTCAACACGCATCCGCGAAGAGCTTCAGAAGATGAGCGGCAAGGAGCTAGGGCAAGCGCTCTACCACGCCACTACTCCAGGCAGCGCCGTATCTCAGAGCATGCGAGGCGACATCGTGAGCGAGTGCATGCACCGACTGGCGCAAAAGGGCCCGTGAACCCCCACGCGATTTGGTGTCTCCTCGGCCTCCTGGCCGGGGCGTGGGTGAGCTGGCGGATTTGGAAGGAGAGGTAACGAGATGAGCGTCCGAGTCGAGAAGCGGCGGGGCTTCCAGCCCCCCTGGTACAAGGTGATGATCTTCGATTGCGGCTGTGGGACCACCACTCTCAAGATGCAGCGGGGGCCCGGCGCTGTGGTCTGCAACTCTGGGAAGCATCTGCTTGGGTTCGACGGGAAGATCTCCAGTGCTGGCCCCGAGCACGCAACGCAGTTCCGCTGCGCGTCGGATGAGCAGTCCGCCTACACGAGAGACTCCGCCATCACCCTCGCCTCTAAGCCCACACCCACTTGATTACCTATCCCCTACTTGACAATCCACGACACCAGGCGCTAGAAGTCATCTCGGGACCCGCCCCCGCTAGGTGGTGCGGAGGCTCCCAGGCATGAGCAACCCTCAAGAAAGGAGACTTCCGTGGGCAACTAGGCGCGAAGAGCGCGCAATCCATAGCGGTGGCAGAGAGCCCGGCTCACTGAGCTGGGCATCAAGACCTTAAATCCTCGTGGCAGTGCGCTTTGCAGGAAGCACGAGGCCGTCTCCACTACTCGCAGAGGTGATCCGGCGCAGTCAAACCGGGCAGCGTGGCCCTGATGGGGCACATGGAATGCACCTGAGAGAAACGGGCGGAGTACCAGCGCCGGGAATCTGTGGCGGCGCTGGCGTTCAGGTTGGGTGGCGGAACTGGTAGACGCATAGGAGCGCTGAGGTCTTGCAGGTTCGAATCCTGCCCCAACCATTGGAGGCAACATCATGGCGAAGCGAGACGAATACGGCAGGAAGATGTGGGTGATGCCGAAGTGGATGGAGCCGATGCGCGAGATGATCCTCGACACTGGAGGTAACCCAGTCGAGGAGCTGGTAAATGACAGGACTACGCAGGTGCAGACCAACGTGGTGCGTGCCCTGCTGTGCGTCTCGGTCAAGGATCAGGTGCACCTGCTCTATTCGCTTGCCCGGAATGGGATGCTGAAGAACACGCCCACGGATGCGGAGTTCACCAAGGACCTCGTGTGACCTCGCGCCTCCTCCGCATCAAGATGGCAGTGGCTGGAGTGCTGGGCAATGTCTGCGCAGGATGCCATCTCCCCATCTACTGGCCTTGGGATCCTCGGCGCCCCGACAATGCTCCCTCGCGAGATTGCCTCCAAGTCGGCCACCCCAACGGCCGCAAGTGGTCCATCCGCAAGCTCAATCAGCAGTCGCGCTGGCTGCGCTACTTGAGAGAGGCGCTTGCGAACAAGGTGCAGGCCGAGTGTGGCCCCTGCAACCGGAAGCATGGAGGCGGGTTGAGGTACAAGCGGAATCGCGGGTCGCCGAGAGGGGGCAGATCATGAGCTGGCTAGCTAGGCTATTCCACATCCACGACTGGCGCTGCACCTCTTGGGGGCAGGAATACGCATCCAGAGACTGCTGGAAGTGCGATGAGTCTCAGCGTCGCTGGCGAGACGGGCCTTGGGAGCCAGACAGGCACGACACCAAACACACAGGCATCCAGAGGCGTGCCAAGGAGCTACATCCTGACGCCTGCATAGAGATTGCCTGATGCCCCAGCCCACCCATATCTGCCCCAAGTGCCGCGAGCCCCAGGTGGCCGAGACGTTCATCAACGACAAGGGGGAGCTCACCAAATGGTGCTCTTGGTGCCGAGCTGCGTACCGTGGCAGGCTCACGTCTCTCCATCAGCGACAGAAGACGGCCGAGAAGCCCTTCAATCTAGGGGACACAGAAGCGATTGCCAAGGCCGAGGGCTACAACGACCATCCTCTTGCCCAGCTCCTCGCCCTCAGCCACATCGCAGGCGCCAAGCGAGCGCTGGCAATCAGGGATGGCAAAAGCTGGAGAGGCAAGAAGGCGTGGCGCGCCTACTACGAGGCGAAGAGGGCATTGGAGGCGCAAGTAGCGGGCATGATCTTCTGCTCCTCGTGCAACCACTACCAGCCCTCCAGCCACTTCCCAGAACGCGACCCCAAATCCGGTGATGTGTCTTAGTAACTGGAGACCCCAGAAAATGACTCTCGATGAGGCAATCGGCATCACCGCGCAAGAAGCTCTCAGGTTGCGGCGGTTTGGTCGTGGCATGAGTGACCTGGCGAGCAACAACGCCAGAAAGCGCGCCCACGCGCTCTCCCTAGTGATGTGGGCCGCGAAGGAGAAGAATGATCGGGATGCCGCCATCAGGAGCCAACAGCGCCCGCGCTACAAGGCGTGCAGCCGATGCGGACAGCGCACTTCTCGCCACTTCAACTACCGCCACAGGTGTGGGCGATGAGCTACGACCCCACCGACTGCGAGCTGGGCATCTGCGGACCCTGTGACCGCTGCATCGAGCAGATAGAGCGGGCGCAGGAAGAGGCCGACCACATCAACGCCATGCCTGATCCGCGTGGTGACTCCATCGAGCTGGGTGACGAGATACCCGAGGGGATGCACGTGAGTAATCCGAAGCGGTGCCAAGCACAGGTGGCGCAGACAGGCAATCCGCATGTGGATACCTGCAACGCGCGTGTCGAGAACGGGAAATGCTCGGCTGGATGCGATGATGATCCCCTTGGCACCAAGAAGCCCATCGTCACCATCGACTGCACTCCGAGCTGGGTGGCAGTGGTGAGCATCTACCTGGAGGTCATCGCGGACCCTGATGCTCGCGAGCAGGCGCAGAAAGATGCTCGCACCGAGATCCTCCGCGCCGCCAAGCTGGCTGACCTGTATGTGAAGGAGCACAAGCGATGAGCCAGAACCAGTGCGACGGCTGCCATGCTGGCATCCCAGTGGACGCCAACGGCAACCACCGAATGGGCAAGCCGGGCGGCTACGCGGATCTGATGAAATGTCAGGCTGACAGGTATGCCTCAAATGACTCCGACTTCGCCAGCCTGCTGGAGAGGGAGCCCCGAGAGGAGCGCATGAGCGAGCGCGAACGCTGTGCCCACGAGCTTGAGGAATACGGCTACCCGAACGCGGCTCGTATCCTTCGCAATGGTCCCGACAGCCTGGATGAGAGGCTGAAGGCCGACTCCCAGACCAACAGTCTCGACTCGGCAGCAGCGCGCATCAAGTCTCTGGAGGACGTGCTGGTGGCGATCAGGGTGAAGGCGGCATCAGGTGTCGGGGCCTCGATGGCGCACCGAGGCGCTTCGGAGCGTGCGGATGTTCGACTCACCATTCTGACGGAGATTGCCTCCCTCGTCTCCGAGACCCTCGACCCCTGCAAGCCCTGGTGCGTGCTGGCCGAGGAAGGCAGAAAGCATGAGGGCGCATGCGTGCCGGCTGACGAGGGACGCGACCAATAATCCCAGCATGTGTCTTAATAGGTACTACCGGGTCGCGGGGCGAACGTGGCCTCGACAAGCAACCGCCGTCGAGTGAGCTGGAGAGAAACCAGCCAGGGTGGGGCGATGCCCGTTACCAAGGGCAGGCCGGTAGCGTTTACGGAGTTCTCTGGAGGGTTGAGCGATGGCGACGAATGAGCCGACCAAACTGGACATCTGCCGGGCTGACCGTGGCCTCAATGCGGCTTCGCTGTGGGTGCTCCGGCTCTCACGGCGCGGTTTCTCGACGGCGACCGCGGCCACTGGCCCGGCGGGCGGTTCGGTCGTGGCGAGCGGGGCGAACGTCGCCGGCCTGTTGCGGCGCGGCCTCATTCGTGAGGCGAACGGGATCCACCGGATCACGCCGCTCGGCGAGGGCGTGCTCCAGCGCTACGAGGAGGTAATGCGATGACCACTGACTCCGAAGCATGGGTGAGGGCGGCTACCGCGGTTCTGCCGCACGCCACGGACCACAACCCGGCCGGCGATGCTGCACGGGTGGCCGCCGAGTGCGCCGACGCCCTCCTCGCCCTCTACCGCGAGCGGCAGAAGCGGGGAGACTTCGGGGTGCCTCTGGATGCCGACGCGGAGGAGAGGGCCCGATACGCCATCAGCCGTGCGGCCCGTGCCGAGGAGGAGCGGGACAACGCTCTGGTGCGCCTGGCGGCCATGGAGCGGGACCGGGACGCGGAGCGCGATGCGTGGGCCAAGGCCACCAGGGAGCGGGACGAGCAACGCGCCCGAGCGGAGGCGGCGGAGCTTCGCGTGGAGGTAGATGAGAACGCGCTTCGCATCACGAAAGAGGCCATGACTCGCGACCGCGCCCTCCTCAAGGAAGCGCTGGCGGCGCTCGCGATGTTCCGCCGTCTCCATCAACATCAGGGTGGCGACCTTCCAGGCGTGGTGCTCCTTCCGAAAGAAGACTACCGACGCATGCACGATCTGCTCTCCAAGGCCCGTGCTCAGGGCTACATCCCTGATGGGGAGGCGACGTGAGCGAGCGCGCAAGCGATGACGAGATTCGAGCGGTGGAGCACCTTCTGGTAGAGGCGCGAGAACTCGCCAAGAAGACTGGCCGCTCCGAAGACTGGCAACGAGTAGACCGGTTGGAAGACCAACTCGACGAGATGCGGAATCGAGGGAAGCGGCCATGAGCCGAGACGTGGAAGTGCTGCGCGATATGGTGGCCTGGGAGCAGTCGCGATGCTGGCCCAAGTGGCAGGAGCGCATTGCAGTTCTCTCCGCCGCCATCTCGGCACTGGAGGAGAAGGAGGCGTCGCGAGAGGGCGATCAGAAGGTCCCGGATTTCGTGTGCCTCACCTGGGATGCCGGCGTGGTGTGCGGCAATACTCGGCCGTGTCCGAAGCATGAGTCCGCAGCGCCGCCGAAGTCCTCCTCCGACTCCATGGAGAAGAGGATCCGGACGCTGGAGTCGCTGTTAGCCAGAGCAGAGGCGTTCATCCGGACAGAGACCACGCCAGGCCCAGTGTCGCTTCTGGCGGAAATCCAGGAGACGCTTCACCCCCATCAGCCCTGGTGCCGTGGAGACCACTCAGAGGGGGCGTGCGTGCCCCAGGAGAATCCGGAGCCGTGACCTACTCACCGATGAGCCCAGACGCACAGCGGGAAGCAGCGGAAGCGGAGAGTTGGATGGACATCGCCGGCCGAGAGAAGGCCCGCGCAGATAGGGCTGAGGCGGATGTCCGCTCTTGGGAGGCGAAGTGGCTCCAAGAGAAGATGAACGCCAAGGCCGCCACCGAGAAGCACGACGCTGAGTGCTTGCGCCTGGAGAACCTGCTGGCGACGGCCGAGAAACAGGCGCGCATCGATACACAACGGGACGCAGACATCATAGCCGCCAAGGACGCGGAGCTTGCGTTGCTCCGCCAGCGGGCGGAGGAGTTGCGCAGGGACGCCACGACCTGTTGTCGAAGCAAGCGCGGCATGTGCGACCATGGGAACGTCTGATTAGTGCCTATGATGATGCCAGAGCCCTGGGTATGCCAACCCCAGCCGAGCAGGAGCGAGATGTGAGCCACAAGAGTGGAGGCTGGGCCAATGATGGGGGCAGGAGCAATTCGTCCAACCTCTACCTGGCAGCGCAGAAGGCCATCAATCACCTCATCCGGGATGACGCACATGGGCTGCTGGCTGGACGCTCGGAGTGGACTGCCGGCATGATCCTCAGCCACCTGGCCTACTCGGATGAGGCGCCGTGGCCAGAGCTGCGCAAGGCCATTCGAGAGAGCCATGAGTGAGCCCCACTCCCCCCCAGCCGGCTGGACCGACATCGGAGAGGCGCAGCCGACGCCGCCCAACTGGCTCATACGCGATCTCCTTCCCGATGGATTAGTGGGCATCACCGGCCCAGCCAAGAAGGCACGCAAGTCAGCCATGGCCCTCGCCATGAGCCTGATGGTGACCGGCAAGACATGCAACCTCTTCCCGCCATTCATGCGAACCACCATGGTGGACGGCCATGTCCTCTACGTCAGCGCGGAGGCGACGGCAGGAGAGATGGCCTACACGGCGCGCAGGTATCTGGGCACCCCACCCATTGCTGATGGCTCCTTGCTCATCGCTGACGACCCCTGGCAGTTCCGCCTGGACAAGGCCGAGGCCCGGAAGCGCATGTTGGACGTGATGGACGACATCCAGCCGGTGCTGACCATCTTCGACCCCATCCGTCGCCTCCATGCGCTGGACGAGAACGACTCTGGCGCTATGAGCGAGATGATGTATCCGTTCCGCCAGTGGGCCAAGGAGCGGAGTGAGAACGGTCAGCCCACAGCCGTCCTCTGGATTCACCATCCGCGCAAGATGAAGGAGGGCGCTACCAAGCTCACCATCGATGACATTCGAGGCACAGGCGACTGGGCCGGCATGAGCGACGGGATGCTGGTGGTCAACCCGGCGCCCAACTACTGGACTATCGAGGCCGTGTTCAAGCGGGCTACCGGCTGGACGCGAGACCTGATTCTCGGGCTGGGCGGCGAGGTAGCGCGAGAGGTCATCACGAGCGATGACCGCAAGGTCCATGAAGCCTACGGTCCAGATGTTGACATTGATGCGCTCGCCAGAATACTGAAGATGTCACCTGGAAGCGTTCGGGAGTCAGTAGCCAAGCTGGCGAGAAACGAGATGATCAAGTGACTGGCTGGGTCCCATACGCTGCTGCCTTCGCGGGAACGTTCGTGAGTGTTGGCCTCAAGGGCTTCCAGCACAAGAACGTGATCGCCAACCTGTATCTCCACACGTTCCTCACGTCCTATGGAATGGCGTTCATGGACGTGCTGCTGATAGGGCTCATTGCGAAGTCTGGCTGGAGCATCGCTTTCGCCAGCGGCACCGGCGCAGCGCTGGGAATGGTGGTAGCGATGTGGCTGCACAATAAGATGCTAGGAGGGAAATGAGATGAAGACCTGGGAAATCAAGCTGCTGGCGGGCAACAACGGCATCGTGCAGATGAACGTGCAGGCGCATGTGTGGCGCACGGAGAGTACATCGGGCGGCGCATACGGGCTCGCGTTCACCAAGTATGAGGAGAACGGCGACGAGGAAGACGTAGCCTTCTTTCCTCTCGACAAGCTGGTCAGCGTCAAGGACGTGACCCCGTGAGCGCCCACAGCTCGCCGTTCACGAAGCGACTTGCGGAGAAGTTGCGCGATTCGGTGGACTACCGGCTCACCTATATCGATGCCAACGCGATTCGGAAGGCTTTCGTCGAGGCGCTGAAGGAAGAGGTCGAGGCTAGGTTTGGGGACCCCCATCACGACAAGATCAACCATCGCGTACCTCTCGTCATCGCCGGCTTGGGCAGCTTCAAGATGAGGACACGGTCGGCACGCACCTTCATCAATACGCTACCTGGGAGCGATGGCCTCCAGACCATCACTACGAAGCCCTCGCGCCGCCTCATCTTCACTGCCAAGTGGGAGCCTATCAAGTGAGTCCCGAGCTGGAGAAGCGAGAGGAGAGGCGGATCCGTCTAGGTCTGGCACGAGACGCACTGGCAGGAATGCTGAGGAGCGCTCCCATCACCGACCGGAGCAAGATCGACAAGAAGAAATGGGCGCAGGTCGCGTTTGAGTGGGCTGACGCGATGCTCTGGGCTGAAAAGCGCAAGCCTACTAGGAAGGTGGCGTCATGAAGCTCATCGCTCACGCCGGCCTCTTCGCCATGGGTGCCATCCAGGTGGACACCGAGACTGGCGAGTGGTCCTTCCTCACCGAGCCGCTGGTGAACTCGGACATCGGTGTCTCCAGCCCCAATGGCCAGAGCTTCACGCCAGAGGACGCCACCAAGGCCGGCAATCTGGTCCTGTCGGCGCTCAACCAGGCAGCAGGGAAGTGGATCCTCAAGCAGATGGGCATCGAGATCCCTAAGGCCAAGGAACCGATTCCCCTCACCAACGTGCTAGGCGGCACTGGGAAGGCGAGCGCGTGATGGACGTGGAGGAGGTCGGCATGTGGCTGGGCGTGCGCTGGCTGGATCCCAACCCAGAGGCGCTAGCGTTGGGATACCTCACCTATCACTCCGGCGCTGACTGGCGTGAACATGCTTGGCTGTGGGAGCTGGCAAACACGCTAGTGAGGTGCTCGCGATGACCCCCAGCCAGCCCCGCCTCCTCCCCGACAACCGCACCTGGGCGCTCGACGTGAGCGAGGACCAGATTCCCAACCTGGCCATCCCTGGCCTGAAGGCTGCCACCCGCGACGGCCAACCCTACGTCTACGGCTACATCGACGCGGTGGGGGCGGCATGCAAGGTGGTGGGGGTCGAGGCACCCGAGGGGCCTAGCGTCCAGGTGCCCGAGCTGGGGGACTTGGGACGGGGCGCTCGCGACTACCAGCGGGTAGGAGTGGCAGGTCTCTATGCCATCCAAGCAGCAGCCGGTGGAGCGCTGCTGGGTGACATGATGGGGATCGGCAAGACCTACGAATCCATCCTGCTGGCGAGGCTCCGGGGCTCCAAGAGAGTGGTCATCGTGACGCCGGGGCGGGCCCGGTATACCTGGCTAGAGGAGCTGCTGAAGTGGGGTGAGCCCCCTGACTCCGTCGCGCTCATGTTGCCCAAGGGCGCCAAGGGGTGGAAGGCGCAGCGGGAGCGGGCTGCCCAGGCGCGGTGGATCATCACCAGCTACAACCTGCTTGGTGAGATTCCTCCCAGCCCCACTAGCATGCTGATGGTGGACGAGTGCCACGAGGTCAAGAGCGTTGGCGCGCAGCGAGCCCAGGCCACGCTGAGCATCGCGCGCATGGTCCCCTACCGTTTGCTGATCTCCGCAACCCCAGCATGGAACGTCCCCAAGGATTGGTGGTTCCTGCTGGAGCTAGCCTTCCCTGGCCGCTTCGGTCGCAAGCATGACTTCGAGGCCCGCTACGCCGATGGGCACCAAGGCACCTATGGGTGGGTCGCCAAGGGCGTGAGCCACGCCGATGAGCTACGTGACCGCCTCTCCTGCTACCTGGTGAGGCGCGAGAAGCGGGACGTGGCCCAAGAGCTGCCGCCGATGACCGACGTGCCGGTCTGGCTGGAGCCTGATGCCCACGCCACCCAGGCCATGCGAGCGTCTGCTCTCAAGGTGCCGGGTTGCTCCTTCTATGATGCCTTGCTGGCGACCCTGGAAGCCAAAATGCAGCCCTGCATCGAGCTGGCTCACGCCGCCAAGCGTTTCCTCCTCTTCACCTGGCAGCGCAAACACGCCGAGGAGATGTCAAGAACGTTGTACGAACAAGGCACCCCCAACGTGCTCATCCATGGAGAGATGAGCGACCTGGCGCGTGCCAACGCGATAGCCCTTGCACGTTCAAAAGCAATCGGTATAGTGGCCACAATTGACAGTGCTGGTCAGTCATTGAACCTCCAAGGCATCGCGTCACAGGGCATCATGCACTACCAGGACCCGGTGCCATTCAAGATGATGCAAGCGAGAAGCCGACTTCATCGCCTCGGCATCACCGAGCCCATCACCTGGCAGCATGTGCTCCTGAAGGACTCGGCAGATGAGGTGGTCTGGCGGCGCTCCACGTCGAAGCTCATGGCCCAGGAAGCCAGCATGCCGGCGATGCAAGATGCCGGGGCGTACCGGGAAGCCATGAACGCCAACGCGATGACCGATCAAGAGGCGCTAGCCGGCTACTACGCCGAGATGGAGGCCATGGTCTCGTGAGCACTAAGCTTGAAGATCTCATGGTTGGAGATGTAGTCTGCTGGATTGGCGATGAGGACAGAGAATCGTGGGTCGTGCTAGCAATAGACCCCGCCAAGTCACCTCCAGTATTCGTACAGAGAGAGGCGGACGGGTTGATGAACGCCTTCAATGCGGACGATCTGTTGCGTGCGCTCCCTCTTCCGAATGGGAGTCGCGGCAACGTCGCGCACCTGCTGCGCACTCCCGAGGAGCTGGCCGAAATGAGCAAGAATTGGGGGTGTCAGCGCGAGCTGCCAATGAGCGAGATGGGGATGGAGGTAGCGTGAGCGGCAAGTTCCAGTCCATGGTGCAGCACGCCCTCAACATGGTCGCCAGCGGCAACACTGTGCTCTGGTGCTCTCACGACGGCACCTATCGCATGGATGCTACAGGGATTCATCGGCTCGAAACCAAGGAGTCCAACGCAACCTTCATCGGTTGGGACTTCGGCAGCGGCAGGGATGTCGCTGTACTGGGCGAGTGGCGTGACGGCGTGCTGCATATACTCGATGAGGTTGTGAGGGATACCACGGTGAGACCGTTCCAAGTTGGAGATCGCGTCAGGTTCAAGCCGGAAGTGAAGCACGGCGAGCCGGGAATCCACCGGGTGACTGGCCACGACGCTGGCGGGTTCCCGTATCTGAGCTGCTGGCCGGAGATCTCTGTGGCGCCACAAGATCTGATGACAGCATGTGTGGACATTCCTGAGGACACCCAGATGAGCGACTTCAAAGTTGGCGATGTGGTGGTGGCGAAGCCCAATCAGGAGCCGATTGAGGCGCTGGGCAACGGGCGCAAATGCACCGTCGCCAGGGCATGGATTGGTGATTGCTATGGGCATTGTAGCCATCACCAGTACGTGACTCTGGAGGAGGATGGCCGGCACTGGGATGCTATTCGATTCTTGCTGGTCTCCCGCCCCAGCGAGGCCAAGTCCATGAAGTCTGGTGACCGCATCGTCACCAACAAGGGCATTCATGGCGTGTTGCTGGGCGACACGGACGTGCCCGGCTTCCGCTGGAAGGTGGAGCTGCCAGATCATCTCACTGGCCTCACATGCACTACCAACCTGCGAGAGCATGAGGTGATGCCTGTTCCAGTGTCAGCCTTCAAGGTGGGCGACAGGGTGCGTGTGCGGGGCGAGGGCACGGGAAGGATTGCAGGGCCACACGACAAGAGCGGCCACTGGGTGCACATGGATGGAGACCCCAGGCCGGGATCTGTATATTACCTGAATGACTCGTTGGAGCTTCTCACTCCCGAACCGGCCAGCATCCGAGTCGATCCGCTAGGCGCAAACTTCAGGGGATTCGCAGACAAGTACCTGGCGCCTGGGGCGCCCATGACGGCCACAGCGGCGAGCATCCTGGCCAACAACCAGACGGACCCGATGCGAGACCCCGAGTACACGCATGAGCTGGACATGCTGCGGTACATGATCCAGAACACCCTGCCAGCGACGAGAAGCATCTACGATGCAGTGGTGAAGCCTCCAGAGACGATGACCTTCATCCGGTACGAGCGCCAGAGTCCCGGCCCTCTCATCGAGGATGGCTGGATGCCGGCTGGCACGTACATGCCGCTGAAGGATGGCGCCAAGGCCGGCACGCTGGGATGCAGCTCCGAATACCACTACGTCCGCTACAAGCGGATGGACATCCCGCTAGGGAGCCCCCTAGAGGATCCCAACAAGGGCATCGCCAAGTCCATCCCCAGCTACGAGCGCCGCTTCTCCTCCCGAACCCAGGCATGGGACCCCATGGACGACACCTTCCTGGAGGATGAGTGATGGCTCCACGCAAGCACCTCCAGGGATGTCCCAATGCCGAGATAGCGCGCGGCTGCGATGCGGATGCCAAACGCGGCGCGCGGGGAAACTATGGGCCTCTAGAAGAAGATGACATGCTGGATGCCTACGAGCTGATGGTGATGAACGCTCCGGACATACGAGACTTCGAGCCCTGTGAGCAGCCCTGTCTGGACCCTGACTGCCCATGCCGCTATAGGCCGGCTGACAAGGACCCCTAGAACATGCCCCCCTTCCACAAGCGCGGTGCCGCCTATCGCATCAACCCGCGTCCAGCCGACCCCAAGAGCGCCTACTCGCAGACGCTGAGGGCCGAAATTCAGAGGAAGCTGGAGGCGATGACCAAACCACCGCAGCCGGTGACGACGCTGGCCGAGATGTCGCCTGAGCGCCAGGCCGAGCTGAGGGCTCTCTACGCTGGTGGACCGAAGAGGAAGGCATGACCAAGGAAACGCTGGACCTCATTGAGAAGCTCATCCAGGTGCATAGGGATGGGCTGGATTCCGAGGGTGGCGGGTGCTCCACTGATGGCTGGGAGTCAGGACACATCTGGTACAACGGCCGAGATGGGTCAAGCGGCTGGGCCTCTGGCCGGGGGCTGAAGCGCAGTAACGAGTCATGGGAGTGGCGTGCGCGTGACGATGAGAACGTGCCTGGACTGGATACGCTCTTGTCCGAGCTGGTTGCCTTCGCGCGGAGCAAGCTGTGAGCAAGAACGAGTCGGGCCCCAGCTCGGCGGGGTGGCACGCGGGCGACCAGGAAATGTTTAGGTGCGAGCAAGAGTTCGTCTTCAAGCACCTCCGCAAGATCGAGAAGGCAGGCAAGAAAGAGACGCCACGCGCGATGGCCATTGGCCTCATGTTCCACGCCGGCCGCGCTCGCTGGTTCTCCAACAACTTCAGCGACAACTGGCAATCCGTCTACCAGGCTGTGGTCCAAGAAGCCTCCAGGCAACCCCTCCCCATCCCCATCGGCGCAGAGCAGGAAGCCTGCAACATCCTCCAGCAATACGTCGCCCACTACTCCAAGCTGCCCAAGCCCAAGGTGCTGGCTGCGGAGCTGGAGGTTGGCCCTATCGTGACCGTCGACGGGTCATCCGAGCTGCATACCAACCGGCTCGACGACCTGTCGCTCTACCCCGACTTCGCCAACGCCGAGGCCATCGGCGAGGCGAAGACCACATCGAGTAAGCCCTCGGCCGTCTACGCCCACTACAACGCCAACCACGGCCAGCTCCTCAAGCAGATGCTGGTGGTCACCACGGCCATCAAGCAAGGGAAGCTCAAGGTGGTGAAGGCGCCCATCGGCATCGTGCTGGATGTGGTGCAGAAGGGCTACGGGGGCGCCAAGTGCTCTTTCGAGCGCTTCCTCATCACCATCGAGCCCTACCAGCTCGAATGGTTCGCCAGGGACTTGGAGCAGGTGAGGCAGCGGCGCAGAGAGCTGGAAGAGGTGGAGAGCGAGCTGAAGAAGGCGCCCGGAAATCTCCGTGCCGGCCCTGCCTTCTGGGAGCTGCCAGCACTTGTCGCTGAGAAGATGGCACGCCGCAACCCCACTGCCTGCCGCCGCCTGGTGAGCGGAGATGGAGGCCAGTTCATCGCGGTGGACTGTGACTTCATCAACCTGTGCAAGTTCGGCCGGAGCGCGGCTACCGAGTATGTGGTGGCAGGCCAACCCATGGGTGCCGTGAAGGGGAAGCCATGGGCGTGATTCTGCATCCATGCGAGTTCTGCCAGCTTGTGAGTGGACATGCTGATTGGTGCCTGCTCTCCGGCAAGCATCAGCTCCGACCTGTTACCCTCCCTTCCGGTCCCCCAGTCCGCTCCGACTACGAGCGCGCTCTGGAGCGCATCAGGGAGTTGGAGGCCGACATCACCGCCCTCCGTTCCCAGCGCTCCGTCCTCATCGACAGCGAGCGCAGCCTCAACATCAAGCTCGCGATGGCTACCAAGCGCGTGGGCGACCTCGAATCCGAGCTGTACTACTTGGAAGAGGAGAGGTTGAAGGCGTGCAAGAACGCCGGCAACACGCGCCTCGCGTTGGAGGAATCGATGCGCAATGAGGCTGCCTTGCGCACTCGGCTCAGCAATCTCGATATCTTGGCTCGTGAGATTACTGAGCGCGTGACCAAGATGGTTGGGGCGCTTGACAACGTGAAACCTAGCACGTAGAAGCCAGTCATCCTTTCATCTGGTGAACAATGAAACGCACGACGATGGCTGAGTACACCGAGGATCCCTTTATCAAGCCTCTGGTGCTGATGGAGAGCAAGGAGGGCAAGACGACATTCGAGTTCATGTCGCTTCTGGGCCTCTGGCCTTGGCAGCAACATGGTGGAGTGGTCAGCGACCCTGCGCATCTCCACTTCGTGCTGTTCGACACCGCCGCGATGGATCGCATCTTCCCGCGTAACCCGCCGGACGGCCGAAGCATTCTGGAGCTGGCCGGCGTGCCGATGGAGACCATCGATTACGTGCGCTCCCGGCTGAACGTCTACCCGATGGACGAGGAGATCGCCAAGGCCATCGCGAGCACCAACTCCTACAACCACGACTGGCTCAAAAACATGAAGCTCCTGCGCCAGGATCTACTGAGTCGGATGAAGGATCCCAAGGAGACGCATGCGGTGGTGATGTCCTCTTTCACATCGATGTGCAACTACCACGAGAGGGCGCTGTTTGGCTCTCCCACCGGCATCGTCACGGAGAGTGGAAACCAAACCAATAGCTACGGTAGCCAGAATCTGTGGACCATCCTCAAGGCCCAGTTCCTGGAGGTCCGCGTCCTCTTCCAGTCGATGCCATGTCATCTTTTCTGGGAAGGCCACGTCTCCAAGGTGCAGAAGCCGCCTCCTGCCAAGCAGGGCGAGTTCGACGACACGCTCAGCGTTCATGGCGGCGCCAAGGAGTGGCCCAAGAACACGTCGCACAACTTCCGCGTGGTCCGCGAGACGGTGAAGTGGAAGGGCAAGGACGGGAAGCCGACTGCCATCGACCAGATGTATATCAATCCCAAGCCCTCCTACTCGTTCATTCCCTCTGGCGGTCGCGGAGTCGGTGGGCTGGCAGAGAAAGAATACGACCTGACCAAGATGATGATGGACATGGGCTACCAGTGCGGATTCTGGGGAGCGCCATGAAAGTCATCGCCACCGGCTACCAGAAGCAACGCCTTGTGGTTGACGGCGTGGATTCCCTCACCGCCACCATGACCGCGAGCGTGCTCAACGAGATTCGAGGGCGCCAGTTCATGAGTAAGGACGCCCATGAGCCGTCGCCCTGGTGGTTCTATAGCGTTGAAGCCGACACCTACGAAGTGAAGGCGGCATGAGCCAGAACATCACCAGCTACCCGGAATGGAGCATCTGGCGAGGCATCAAGTCGCGCTGTGAGGTTCCTTCCAGCTCCAACTACAAGCACTATGGTGGCAAGGGAGTCAAGTTGCATCCTGCGTGGCGCAAGGACTTCAGAGCGTTCTTGGCAGCCGTGGGGTCCAGGCCGAGCAAGAAGCATTCGCTGGACCGAATCGACAACGCCCAAGGCTACGTTCCAGGTAACGTGCGGTGGGCTACCAGATCACAGCAGCTTCGGAACACCTCAGTCAATCGCCGCATCACTGCAATGGGCCGTACCGGGTGCATTGCGGACTGGGCAGAGTGGATGAAGCTCCCCTACCAGCGAATCTACATGCGTCTCTATCGGGGGGCCACGCCCGAGGAAGCGCTAGGGCTCGCATGAGGAATCCTCACAGAGCCTCGAACGTGAACGATGTTGAGGAGAGATCACATCGGTTCACGCCGCGCAAGCTCATGATTGCCTTGCATGCAGAGTTCAAGTTCACCATGGACGCCTGCGGCCACCCGCTGAGCCCAGCCAGCCAGATCATCGGGCGCGGGTATACGCTGGTGAAGCCGGCGAAGATGCTCACCTATGGAAACTGCTACGGAGACGGCCAGACCAAGAACTACTGGCGCAACGAGCGCGTGTGGCTCCAGCCGGACTTCGCCAAGGTCGAGGAGGCCGTTCGCGCCGCGCACCTCCGCATCCAGAGCGGCTGCGATCTGATCGTGCTGCTGATGCCATGGAACCGCCAGGAGCAACCCTGGTGGCACGAGTACATCGAGCCGTACCGAGACGGCAAGCAAGGCTCGGTGGTGTCCACGCGCGCCCTCAAAGGCCGCGTCAAGTTCGGCACCCCAAGCGACCCCGAGGGCATGAAGAAGCATCCAAAGATCGTCAACGGCAAGATCGTGATGAAGAACGGCAAGCCGGTGATGATGCCCAACGCGCCCGGATTCGGGTGCGGTCTCGTCATCTGGCGAGGAAACCCGTAGCACCCAGGAGCAACACATGAAGAAGGGTGAAGGAGAAGTTCAACGAGGCATCAACGAGCTGCTGCGCAAGCGGGCACGCACCACCAAGGAGCTGGCCAAGGAGCTGAATGCGAACCGCCAGTACATCCGCAAGGCTCTGCGTGAGCTGATCCGGGCCGGCAAGGTGGTGAAGTCCGGCGTGGCCAGCCCCAAGGGAGGCTGCACGTACAAGCGGAAGCGGTAGTAGGGCGGGGGTGAGCGTGCTGGCGGGACCCCACATGCTCCCTCTTAGCAACCACGCGCCGGTCGGTGGTGCCCAGTGCGGCCGGCAACCTTTCCCGTAGTCCACCAACGCAACAGGAGAACACCCAAGATGAGCCCCAGTGCAGGCGAGAAGATCAGTAGCAAGCAGGTCACCATCAAGCAGCGCGAGTTCCCCACCCGCGAGCCCGGCGAGCGCCAGTTCAAGGTGCTCGGCAACACGGCGCAGAAGGCCCAGCCGAAGGAGGGCGGCGCCACCTACGTCACCTTCCAGATGGAGCCCCAAAACCTGGAGGAGGGGACGCCGAACGGGCGCGCGTTCGTGTCCTTCTTCCTGGACATGGCACCCAACGAGAAGACCGGCCAGGCGTCGTACGAGAGCGCCAATGGCTGCATGGCGTTCGCGCAGGCGCTGGGAGACGAGCTGGAGATCGGCACCATCCAGCAGGAGGTCGTCTACACCGGCACCAAGGCGGAGAAGAAGCGCAAGACCGAGGAGACGCTCGACATCCTCGACCCCGACGCGCTCATCGAGTACATCAAGGCCCACGATGGCGCGGTGGTCGCCGCTCATGAGGGCCTCAAGAAGGTCTCGGAGAAGGACAAGGCGGCGAACCCGACCTGGAAGGACCAGAACACCATCGACCGCTGGATCATCCCCGAGGCCCAGGAGGGGAACGGGCTGCCGGCGCGGCGCAAGTAGGGAGGGGTGACCCGCGAGCCACAATCTCGCGGGTGCAGTACCGGCAACATCATCTGGTAGGCCAGCTAGGGGTAACAAGGAGTGGGATCCTTGCCCGTCTGTACTAGGCACTCGCGCGCTGGTTGATGGTGTTGCCTGTAGTGCAAACCCAATAGGAGACATGAACATGGCAGCCAAGAGCAAGAAGCCCGAGAAGGCCAAGGCCAAGACGGTGAAGAAGGACCACCTTACCGAGAGCCGCAAGTTCTACGAGAACATCGGGAAGACGGCCGGCTCTACGCCGCCAGCCTCTGAGGGCACCGGCATCGGTGACGAGTGCGACGGCGACACTATCGACCGGGAAGCAGCTGCGTTCGTGGCCGAGGATGCGTTGGCTCCTGTCGAGCCCCAAGCGCTCACCCTCCCCCTCCTCACCGACAACGCGACCCTGTTCATTCAGGGCGTGCAGCAGCTCACTGCTCAGCTCCTGGGGACGCCGGAGTGCGCTCCCCTGCTGGTCAAGGTGAATGAGTGGATCGACCAGCTCGGCAAGGTGAAGAAGCTCATCGTGGGCAACGATGACGCCATTGAGGGCCTCAAGAAGCTGGTCATCGAGCAGGGGCAACCTTGGGGCGAGAAGGGCTCCAAGCAGCTCATCCTGGCCGGCGCCATAGTCAAGGTGAAGGCGGTCAATCACCGCGACCCCGAGACGCCGCTCACCATCAACGATCTCGATGCTGGCAAGGTGGAGGCGTACTTCCGAGGGGCCGCCGCGGAGCCCGAGAAGACGCTGCCCAGCTACATGCGCATGGTGCCGACCTGGACGCTCAAGGACTTGAGCCCGGCCCAGCAGACCAACCTGGCCAAGATGCTGGCCGACCCCGGAGAGTGGGGGCAAGGGCTGCGGCAGTGCCTGAAGGACACCAAGTACCAGATGATGGCTCCTGAGATGGAGGGGGCATGAACTTCGGGGACGCCATCACGCTGATGAAGGCTGGCAGGTGTGTGGCCCGTGAAGGGTGGAACGGGAAGGGCATGCACATCTACTTGGAAGATATGCTGCCATATACCGCCAAGACTGGTGCCTACAAGGGTGTGGTGAGGCGCTACGAACCCTGCATCGTCATGTTCACGGCACAGGGGAAGCACCAGCCAGGATGGCTGGCGTCGCAGGCAGACATACTTGCCGAAGACTGGATGGAGGTGCAGCTGTGAAGATCTGGGTTCCCAAGCAACGCGAGGTAACCGTCGAGGTCGCCGCCACCGACAACCCCGATCTCGACCTGAAGGCCGGCGACCTGGCCGTCACGGACGCGGACGGCAAGACGCGCATCTACTCGCCCGATGAGTTCGCTGAGAGGTTCGAAGAGGTGGAGCGCCATTCCTGGCCTGGCTACCTGAAACGCAAGATGGGCCAGAGCTACTCGCCCGGCACGCTGGCGGTTGCCTTCGAGGGGGATTCGCTCAGCATGCTCACCCAGGTGATGAATGCCTGGGCCGAGAAAGCGGAGAACCGCCACCTCATCCTCGGGGACAACGGCGACCACTACTGGACCGGCGCCGATGGCCGCTGCTACGCGCTCCTCTACGTCTACAGCGAGACCACGCCGGAGGATGCCGCCCACCTAGCCGAGAAGTCGGAGCTGGAGGCCAAGGTGAAGGCCGAGTGGGAAGAGAAGAAGAAGCAACTGGGCATCGATGAGCGCAACGCGCTGGAGAAGGCCCAGGAGGCAAGGAAGGCCCAAGAGGCCATCAACCGGACCAAGGAACGGGAGATGGCCCAGCTCGCTGAGGTCGGGAAGCACTGCAAGGCCAACCACGGCAAGCTGAAGAAGGGGAAGTAGCCATGGGCCTCCTCAAGGGGCTATGGTTCATGCTGCTGGGCAGGCCCCAAGGCGTGCCGATGGTGATCCGGTGCGCGTGGTGCGAAGTGGAGCACATCGACCAGGGCATCTGGGTCTACCGGGCGCACTCCAAGCATCTGTGCCACTACTGTGGCAGGACGTTCTACAAGTGGACTCCCAGCGGCGCCAAGCCGACGCGAGGTGTATGATGCCCCTCATCAAAGACTCCAACCCCTCGGTGGGCACCATCGAGCCGGTGAGCACCGAGCCCTCGCTGGGCATCCGCACCCACGCAGACCCACCGCGCTTCATGCAGGTGCCCCCCGGCGCGCACTTCTCCACCATTCCGGACCCCAAGCACCCGGATACCATGACCCGCTGGGTGCTGGTCTCAGTGGACAAGAACGGGCGCCACATCAACGGCAAGTGCGCCTGCTCTCTTCCCGACTGCACCAGGACCGTCCGCTACACGGCCAAGTACGCAGGTATACACCCGAACAGGCAGCGCTAGCGTGGCCAAGCAGAAGAGAGCCGGAGCGCTGGGCTGGTCCCAGTGGTCTCCCCAAGGCAGCCACAAGCGCCGCTGCGACGAGCCGAACTGCCCCCGACCAGCAGCCACCAAGGACGCCAAGGGCAAGAAGTGGTGCTCCCACCACGCACCGGATGCGACGCTGACCCTGCGGACGCAGAGGCCCTGAGATGTCCCGAGGTGACCCCACCAAGCTGGGCGCCCAGTGCGCCCAGTGCCCCCTGGCCCGCGAGGGCAAGGCCCACAACCCGGTGCTCATGGATGTTGTGAGCAATCCACAATGGGTTCGGGTGGGGGAGTCGCCGGGCGCCGACGAAGCCAGTTGCGGCACCAACTTCAAGGGCCAGACCGGCAAGCAACTGGAGCTGGAGCAGGATGCTGCTGGACTGAGCACCCATACCGCCATCACCCTCAACGTCATCGCCTGCATGCCTCCGCAGCAGGGCAAGACGGAGGCGCTGATGGGGAAGGCGCTCAAGTGCTGCCGGCCCGCATTCGAGGCTCAAATCTCCCGCTATGGGAACCTGCCGGCGCTGGTGATGGGGAAGTGGGCGGCACGCGGGTACGCGGCCTGGGCCAACACGAAGCTCCCCAAAGGCGGCATCAACAAGGGTCGGGGCTTCATCCGCGAGAACCCACTGACCGGCGCCAAGTGGATCTGGACCTGGCACCCCACCTACGCGTTGTCTCGAGAGCCCTACGCTTGGGGCGCCTTCAGCATCGACCTGGCAAGGTTCAAGCGGCTGCTCACGGGCAAGCTGCGGCCGGGACCCACCAGGCTCATCACCTCTCCAACGGTAGAGGACATCTATGGGGTTGCTCATAGCAATCGCGTTGCTGTTGATGTGGAGACCGCTCCTCGCACTCCGGATCAGCGTTGGACTGGTAAGGATCCTCTCCGGGCCAGACTGCGGACCATCGGGCTCGGGAACGCCGAGTGGGCCCTCTCCTTTGCCTACGAGCACCGCAACCAGCACCTCATCGCCGCCGCCAAAGAGGTGATGGCGACCAACACCGTGGTCACCCAGAACGGCCCCTGGTTCGACCGGCCAGTGCTGGCTCGCCACGGCTTCGAGATGCCTGTGCTCATGGACACGCTCCACATGCGGAAGGCGCTGGTCACCGTGTCCCCAGCCTCCCTGGCCTACCTGGCGTCCATCTACGATGACGCGATTCCCTGGAAGGAGCTGGGGCTCAACCCGCTCGACGTGGTTGAGGACCCGGAGACCCCCGATCCCGAAGAGAGCAATGAGGACGAGGATGACCCCTCCGGTGAAGGAGCCAAGCGCTCTATCGAAGACGATGACAAGGGACTCGTCTTCACTCGGAACATGGAGGAGCTGAAGCGCTACAACGCGCAGGACTGCGTAGAGACGATGCGCGCCTACGAGGGGATGGAGCGTGAGGAGGCGTGGCAAGAGGAGCGCGTGAGGCGCCTCTATGAATTCAGGATGGGTCTCGCCACCCAAGCGGCCGAGATGTATGAGAACGGCATATGGCTGGACCCGTTGGCGCGCGTGGGGTTGGCCTGGGATCTCTACGCCCTTATCAGGGAGCGCAAGGCGAAGCTGATGGAGCTGGTCGGCATCCCAGCGTTCAAGGCGTCTCCTGACCACATGCGCTCATTGTTGTTCCGTCGCCATGCCACCTCTTCCATCTCCAGGTTCAACCTGCCCGACCCGCCAGCTCGCGACCGCGCCATGTGGACCAAGACGGGCCTGTGCGCCGTCAACCAGGGCGCCCTGCTGATGCTGCTGGCGAACCCGGCGACGCCCAAGGAGGCGAAGACCATCATTCGGGCCTTCTGGCAAGCCTCGGCGCCCGCGAAGGCGCTCTCTACGTCCGTGGTCTCCAAGCTAGTAGATATGTCCTTAGGAGACGATGGTAGAATTCGCCCGGAGATCGGCGCAGCACAAACCGACACGATGCGGACAATCACGAAAAGACCGAATCTCTCTACACTTTCGAAAGACAAGGACTAGCCAATGGCCAAGCTGACCTACCCTACCGTGCTGGAGTGGACCCATCTCGACGTGGATGAGTGGATGTCCACGGCCGAGCGCGCCCAACTGCACGAGGGGGCCGAGGCTGCCGTGGTGGTACCTGCAAACAAGCTGCTAGCGCTCATCAAGGCGTACAGCAACGGGGAGCAGCCTCGTGAGTAGAGAGCGCCGGATTGCCGGTGTTCGCGGCGAGCCGTTCTCTCACAAGTATCTCAAGTCTCCGGGCCCTCTGGAGACTCTCTGCTGGATCTGGATGCGGTCTCGACAACCTTCCGGGTATGGCTCTATCCGGTGGCGAGGAGAATCCACACATGCCCATCGAGTTTCCTGGGAGCTGCACAAGGGTCTGATACCAGCAGGGCTTCATGTCCTGCACAAGTGCGACGATAGGGCATGTGTCAATCCGGCACATCTCTTCTTGGGCACGCATGTGGACAACATGAGAGATATGGCCCAGAAGGGGCGCGCAGTCCCATCCAGCATCCGAGGGGAGCGCCACTACGCGGTAAAGCTGACCGACGCACAAGTCCTCGCTCTGCGAGGAGAGCACGCTGCCGGCGTGGACTGCGGCACGCTGGGCCGGAAGTATGGAGTCACCCAGCGAACGGCGTGGGCGATGGCTCACGGACACAAGCGCTCCTATCTGCCGAACATCTGCGCATGCCGTCACTGAGCGGGCACCTACCAAACATGCGTACCCCCTATGCAGCACAGGGGGAGGATTACGTCTACGTAGGTGCCGACTACAAGCAACTTGAGCTGTGGGTTGCCCGCGCCATCAACGGGGACCCGGTGCTCGCAGCGGCGCTGGAAGCTGGGGACGTGTACACCGAGGACGCGAAGTTCCTGTTCTCGCTTCCTGCCAACGCCACTCGTTGCAAGTGCGATGGGAAGTGCCTCTACCCGCTCACCCACGTCAAGCCCAAGGCCCGCCAAGACGCGAAGGTGGGGCATCTCGCCTTCCAGTACGGCTGCGAGCTGAACACGTTCTATCGCCAGATGCTGGAGGCCGATCAGGACATGGCCTTCAGCACGGCGGCGCTCCTGCATGCAGGCCTGAGGAAGCGATATGCGCGCACAGTGGAGTGGTGGTACGAGGAGCTAGAGCGCGTTGGCAACCTAGGGTGGAGCGAGTCGCGTGTCCTCTTCGCGCGGAAGACCTACCCGGCGACGCCCGAGCTACAGACCGTCGCCAACTGGCCCATCCAGACCACCGCAGCCGAGGTGCATGGGCTCGCGTGGCTGACGCTGGGGAGTGGGCGGGTTGGGAGGCCAGGGACCCTGGCGCGCTTCAAGGGTGAAGCTCTGCTGGTCAAGCAGTGGTACGACGCCTTCCTGGTCGAGTGCCACAAGAGCATCGTTGATGACGTGATTCCTGTGGTGAAGGATGCCATGGAACAGGTTCATGTCATCGAAGGGCGGGAGTGGCGCTTCCTCGTGGACATCAAGCAAGGGCGCCGCGAGAGCGACGTTTAGCGCCGCGTTCCCTTCGCTGGCACGAGGGTCGGCGCCGGCACTAGAGGCGGCAACCGCAGGAGGATCTGCTCCTGCGAGTCCTCAATGCGCGCTAGCCGAGCCTCCAACAGGTCCACCTTCACAATCTTGGAGTAGACGTAGCCGCCCGCGCTGAGGATGGCGCCGGAGAGCACCGTCACCAGCACGGGCTTGAGGTCGATCTGCCCAAAGAGCTTCAAGGCTGGCACCCGTTCCGGGCCTGGCGGTCCAGCTCGGCTACGCAGGCGTCTTGCGAGGGCTGGTGGTCGGCCCTGATGCGGCGCGGGGTGTAGCCGCCGTCCTTGTTGTCCTTGAGGTAGCAGGACCCCACGCATTTGTACCGGGTCTCCGTGACGCGCGTCACCTCTACGCATTGCGCAGAACCCTCTACGCGTTCACAGGAGCCCGACAGCGCCAGCATGAGAATGAGAGAGATCATCGCTCAGACGCAGATGTACGAGGCGGTGTCGCCCGCGTTGCCCTGGATGGTGAGCGTGGCCGAGGTGACGCTGCATCCTGTAGGCAGCAGCGTGGAGGCACCCGAGCAAGTGCAGATAGAGCCCACCGACACCGTTGCCGTGCCGGCGCCGCTCCCGTCCAGCGTCACCGTGCCGGCCTGAGGCATGATGCCAAGTGGCGGTGGGCTGGGATTGTCGGTGGCGTAGACGTAGCAGCCGCTGCTGCCGATGTTCGAGCGGATGCCAATCCAGCGCGTGTTGACGGTCACCTTGACGGGCCACATCACGTTCGCCGGGAGCCGGAGCCCACTACCGTCTTCGTTCTCGGCCGCTGTCTGGCTAGCTTCCAGCCTGAAGGTGTTGGTTCCGATGCAGCGGATGTAGTGGTAGCCCAACGTCAACCGGGCAGTGGCTACCGCGCTGTCGCTAGTAATGATGGTCTGCTCGGGCACGCCTTCGGTGGCGAGCGTGGGCATGGCCAGCAGCGAGATCAGGCAGATGAGCTTGTGCATGGCGCCTCTCACTTGATGCAGATGTAGTTGATGACGCCGGTGGAGCTGTTGGGCCCCGTCGCCGTCAGCGTGGTCGAGGACAGGTTGCACTTGGTCAGACCGTCCGCTGCGTTGGTCTCCGGAGTGCAGGTGCACTTCGAGGAGGCGAGCACGGTGGCAGTCCCTGTGGAGGGGGACTGGCCGCCCAGGGTGATGGAGCCGAACTTGATGCCAGTGATCTGCGTAGAGGAGGGGAGGTCGATCGAGGAGGCGGAGGTGGCTCCCAAGCGCGCGGTGCCACCATCGAAAGCGCCCGAGATGGTGCCGCCCGAGCCCAGCGCGCCGTCGATGGTCGTGGCGCCCTGGATGTATGCGGTCGAGCTGAGAGTCGTGGCGCCCGTCACCCCCAGCGTAGATGAGAGAGTGGTGGCTCCCGTGACTGCCAGGGTGCTAGACGCGGCCAGCGTGGTGAAGCTGCCGGTCTGACCGTCCGTGCTCATCTGCTCGGCGATGCAGTAGCTGTCCACGCCGCTCTTGAGCAGGAGGGCCAGCCACTGCGTGCCGCTGGAGACGGTCAGCCACACCGAGCGGGTGATGGGGGTCTTGTTGACCACGATGGGGCCTGGCGCCAGGTGGTCGGTGGTGACTGCCGCGGTGGTGGAGGCTGCGTTCACCGAGTAGTAGGTGGGCGAGGTGCAGGTGAGCCGCACCTGTCCGAACGGGATGAAGTAGGAGGCCGACGTGGTGGTCACGGCGAGCGGGGACGTGGTGCTGGCCGCGACGCTGGTGGACATGTCGGCGAGCAGGGCCGGCGCTGCCGCGGTGGTGGCCATGCCCCCCAGCACGATGAGGGATGTGAGGGCGGTGAGAGAGACGATGGCGAGTAGCTTCTTCATTTGCGTACCTCCTAGATGGGTTGCACCGGCAGCCGGCTGGTGGTCGCCAGCTCGGGTGTATTTACCACAGGTGAGGCGGGCTTGCTCCTGGCCAGCTCAGCATCGAGGAGCTTGCCGAAGGCGTCGCGGCTCTTGGCGGACTGGTGGCCCGACAGGAACTTGGCGACCGACATGCCCTTGGTCATCTTCAGCAGAGCGGTGTGGGCGGCCTTGGCGAAGCGGGCTTCCTCTTCGCCGCCCGACTCGCCGGGCACCTCGTAGCCCATGGCCTTGGCGAAGTAGAGCGGGAGCGCCGTTTTCGGGTTGGTGCCTGGCCGAGAGGGTGAGTTCATCTGCCCCTGGAGCATGGGCCCCTTGGCGCCCTTGGCTGCTGGGATCTGAGCGCGAGCCATGGTGTCGATGCGCCCCTCACGGTCGCTCGCGGCCTGGTCGTTCCGGCGATAGCGCTCCATCGGGTCTGGCATAGCAGGCGCGGTCGGAGGTGGGCTGGCCATCGACATGGCATCAACGTCACCAGCACCGAGAAGGTTGGAGAAGCGCTGGCCCATTGAGGTCTGTGGCTGGGCGCCTGGCTGCTGCCAGTCACGCAGCCACGAGCCGGCAGTCGCGGACGGAGGCAACGAGCCGTCCATCTGCGGCAGCCCTGGAGGAGGCATGGGCCGGTCCTCCAGAGCGCTCAAGTCGCCCATGTCGCCCTCCTCAGACCCGATGCGGATGCCGGAGCCGCCCATTAGGGCTTCTCCTTCTTGGCCTTCTCCCGCCGGTCCAGCTCCTCACCTTCCTTGATGAGCTTGTCCATGTTCTTCAGCATCTCTTGCATCTCTCGCCACTCCTTCCAAGTGGCGCACTCAAATACCCAGAAGTAGACGCAGCGGTCTCCGATGAGCCCCTCCTGGACTACGAAGAAAGGGTCAGATCCACACTGCTGCTTCATTATCACTGTGACAGCAGTGTCCTGAAGCATATCCAATCTGGACTGGCCGCTCTCCATGGAGAGCCACACGAACCCAGTCCTTCGCAGCGGCAGCCAATACTGGAGATACGGGACGCGACTGGAGAGTTGGGCGGAAGATGGGGGCTTGGGAAAGAGCAGTGGGCCGGGACGGGCCTGAGCAGTCCTCAGCTCTGCTCCTGTAGACGTGCATCCCAGCAGCATGAGGATGAGCCAACGCATCAGCGATTCCTCAGAGGATTGTCTAGGCTGTTCAGCTCGTCATCCAAGCTTGGTCCCTCAGGCCCCGGCTGATTGACGCTCCCTCGTCCCTCAAACCCAGACGGGTACGGTGACTCTCGCGGCGGGAACGCCGTTTGCGGATCAGGCCGGCCCACAGTGGTGGCGACGCCTGGGAAGGCGCGATCCCACCGGGTCTTATCAGCCCGCATGGAGCTGAGGAGCGACGCCAGTGCCTTCTTGGTGTCCTGGATGTTGGTCTGCTGCCCGAGGATCATGTCGATCCACCGACGCTCATCCCCAGTGACCTGGCTGCCGACCATCGCGTGCCGGTAGGGTGCAATCATGGTCTGCACCTGCCGCCGCCACTCACGCTGCTCAGGAGTGAGGTTGTAGTCGGCTATCGTGCCGATAGCAGACCCAAGTGCCTTACCTACGATTGGCACGCCCTCTGCGATGCCCTGTGCCTGCCGGGCCGCATAGTCTCCAGCACTGGGCGTCACATCGGGAATGGTCTCGGCAGCTTGGAGAAGGTTCTCGATCTGCGCGATGGGAAGCGCAGTGCCCTTGGTGCCCCCCAAGTACATGCCGGCTTCACGTGCATTCAAGTTGCCCTTCGCCACGTCCACGCCGGCCCATCGCGCACCGAGATTGCCCTGCGCCATCTTGTTCTTGAACGGGATGTTGGCCGTCTGCGCCTTGGTGGCCTCCTGCCGCGTCAGCCGGAAGGGCTGCTGCTCGTTGAACTGGCGCTGGCGCTCCAGGTAGTTGAGCAACGCGATGTCATTGCCCTGGCCCTTGTTGCTCATCCCGCCGACCTGAATGAGCGTCGGCACGTCGCGGTTGCGAATGGGCAGGTTGTCCTCGGGCATTGCATCTAGCGCCTGGGGAGCCTGAGCAGGCATGGAGGGAGAAGGCGCCATCACTGTTTCCTCGCTGGTGAACTCGCGAGGGCCCGTGAAGCCGCCACTGGTTGGAATGGAGGGGCCAGCACCGAGCCCTCCCTGCCAGGGACCGGGTGAGGGAGCCTGAGGTGCCTGAGGCTGGGGAGGGGTCCCCATCCCACTCCCGTTCATGCTCAGATGATGCTCCGCCTGTGCGCGCCGTGCCGCCTCCTGAGGCGACATACGTCCGCTCATAGCCATGCGTAGGTACTTCTGCACAATCTCCGGCGCAGGCGAGTTGGCCTCCACCTCCTTGCCGAGCGCGGAGAGGCCACCGCTAATGCGGTCGGTGTAGTCAGGTCGCTGGTAGTCGAGACGAGGCATCGACATGGCTTAGAACCCCTTTGGGTTGTAGCGGGGTGGCGGAGAGCCATTGCCTCCGATGCTGCTGCCGATGCCGGAGCCAACCTGGAAGCCTGCGCCGGCACCCATGGGGCCTCCCGCCAGGAAGCCTCCAGCGCCGCCAATCAGGCCGCCCACCAGGCTCCCGAAGCCCTGGTTCTTGTCCTGGTTGATCTTCCACAGATCCAGGTCGTTGGCGTACTTGTCCTGCTCTCGGCCGTAGTTGAAGTCACGCGTATTGGTCGCGAAGTTGGTGCCACCCTGGAGCGCTCCCATGGCCATCCCCTTCTTCTGGAGCGCCAGCGGGGCCTGGGCCTTGAACATGGCCTGCTCAGCCATGTTGTTGGAGTAGGGCCCGAAGATGCCCTGGTTGTTGGCGGCCTGCATGGAGCTGGCACGGATGTCCTTCAGCAGGAGCTGGTTCTCCGGCGTAGTGGGGTCCCACGGCGCGTTCAGCTCGTTGAAGAAGTCATCCCATTGCTTCTGGCGTGCCGCGTCCTTGTCGTCCTGCGTGGGCTCGCTGGTAGACTGACCCAGGCCGGGCGCCATGCCTCCGGCGACGGCGCGGGGCGTGTTGGCGGCATTGGGGTTGTTGGAGTTGCCACCAAACACCTTCTGCCCGCCTACGCTCCAGTTGGCAGGGTTCAGGTTGTAGCCGAGGCTAAGCCACCATGGAGCTGAGGCGCCCATATCAGGAGTCCATCACCAGAATCGAGAAGGCAGCATTCGTGAGCGCGCCAGTCGTGTCTGTGTAGCAGCGCACGACGATGTGCGGCGATGACGTAGCCGTGGCCGTAGTGGCGCAATGCACATTGGCCACGTGAGAGCCCACAATCTGGAGGAAGTTGGCGTTGGCCGGGTTGTAGGCCAGCGTCACATTGTAGATGCCAGTAGCGCTGAAGGCGATGCTGGTGACCTGAGAGCTATCGCCGATGGAGCAGGTACCTGCCGTGCAGGTCGTGTTGACGTGAGCCCATGCCTTCGGAAGCAGTGCAGGCGTGGCGAGCTTGGAGTGCACGATGCCTGCGGTGCTCGACACGTCGGCGTTGGTGAGCAGGACGCCGCCGCCCACCTTGGTCGTGTTGAGGAAGCTGAAGTTGCCGTTCAGATCGGTCGCGCGCGGCCGGTCGCCGGTGTTCCAGACGTGGAGCGAGCTGGGAATCATCGGGGCGAGCACGCGCCACGGCGTGGCCGCGATGGCGAGGCTGCTGATGATGAGAGCGACGGTGGCGATCTTCTTCATGGGGTCCTCGGAAGCACTTCCATGTTAACGGCGATGCCGTAGATTTCCCAGTCCGCAACGCCCTTCTTGAAGGGAGCGGTGTCGCCGGCAACCGTAGGGTTCATCGATGGGCCAGCGTTGAGCGCGCTGGGGTTGTTGTCGAAGCCCAGGATGCCGAAGAGGCGGCGGCACGCGAGCGCCTGAGCGGTAGTCGGAGCGGTACCCGAGTCGGGCGCCACCACGGTGGTCGGGATGAACCGCACGCTCATGGTCACGCCGACGCCGTAGGGGCCGCCCGCGTTGAGCGTGTAGATGCCGGCAGCGGAGGTGAAGCCCCAGTTGTTGGAGGCAGCAGGCTTGGCCGCGTTGATGGCCGCAGCTACCGCGGTAGCAAGGTCGCTGATGGAATAGGTACCAGGAGCGACAGTGCCGACCCAGTAGGTGTAGAAGCCCGTTCCTGGGTCGAGCGCCACAGCCACCGAGTCATTGACGCCAGCCGCGATGGTGTAGCCGGCCGTGTCGTAGATCTCGAAGCGGTGAGTCTGTCCGGCACGGCGGGTGGCCGGATAAAGCGCCGTCTTCAGTGCCTTGCCGGTGATGGGGCCAAAGGAACCGGCAGAGGCGTCTAGAGGGGCGGCATCGAGCTGGAAGGAAGAGGTGTCCCCGATGCGCTTGGTCCTGGTCAGGAGCTGATCGCCGTCGTCAATTACGAAGTCCGCGCTGATGGTGAGGTCGTTGGATGGGCGCAGCACCATCATTACGCCGTCGTTGATCTGATCGCGCGCAGGGGAGAGGGCATACTCCTTGGTGACCAGCTCGGCTGTCACCTCGGGGTCTACGTAGTCCTTGTCGGCGATGGCGGATGCCGGCGAGGTCATGTCGCGAGTATCAGTGCCGTACTCGCCAATCGTGATGCCGTTGCTGGGCACTCCAGTGGTGTCGGTGCTGTCCACATAGTACAGCTTCGGCTCCTTGCCAGCACGCGACTCCGTTACTGACAGGAACACGCCAGGCACCGGCGCGGTGCCGTTGTTGGCTGCATGCCCGAGGTACTGCATCGGCCCCCACCACTTCGCCTCTCGCCAATCCTGCGGCAGCCCATCACGAAGATCCAGCCACCACGTATTGCCAGGCGGGCTGATGTAGTGCGCGAAGTCGGCACCTTCTCCGAACACGGAGAGGCGATAGAAGCCGTCATGGTACACGCCGGTCCAGCGGTACTGGAGCGGAGCTGGAGTGACCCTTAGCGCCGGCTGGATCTTCTGGCCTAGCCGATGCGGCAGCACGCCAGCAGAGAAGCACCACACATCATCCGCACCGGCCCAAACGATGCCAACCGGAGTGCGAGCCACGGTGTACTGGCCAGCACAGCCGCACTTCACGCTGATGCGCTTGATGTCCAGCGTGAAGTCCCCACTGACAGTACCCTCATCGCTCACCTGAGTCATGTCTCCCGTCAGGAGGAATGGGTCTCCATAGCGCCGCAGGATAAGCAGGCCGGACTCAGCAGGCGACCCGACGTTGGTGAGCATTACCTCGATGCCTGCCACAATCTCGTCACCATCCGCGCCGGCCACCAGAGAGATGGCGCGTCCATTGATGGATAGCGCGTCGGGACCAACTTGATCCGGCCGAAAGTCATTGGTGAAGAGAATGGTGTTCTCGTAGCCAGGCCCGAAGTTGGCGAGCACCAAACGCTGCTTGTAGGGGAATGCATACTTCGGGTAGACGTTGTTGTTACCTGCCGGAGAGGCAGTCGAGTTGGTGAACGCCAGTCCTATTGGAGCCTGAAGTGTGCCCACAATGGTGGAGTCGAAGATGTAGAACGGGTAACCACTGGATGCGGGGGTAATGCCAGTAGTTGGAGCGAACCAGGCCGCCCCAGGACCTGGCAGCGCATATGCTTTGCCGCCCCACCCGAACAACCATGCACGTGGGTTGTCGAATGGCAAGTAGCAGCTCGCATATTCTCCGCTGACTAGAGATGCCCCCACCATGGTGCCGGGACCCTCCTGGCGTGCGATCACCACCATGTCAGCTGCGGACCCGGAGATAGGGCAGATGATGGCGGCAGTCGGCTCGTTGACCCCCGTCAGTATGAGGTTCATTGACACGAGCGGACGGCTCAGTCCTCCGCGCTTCCTCAAAATACCTGGCCGAACTGGAGCCAGGTTACGCGAGAGCTGAACCTCATCATCTCGAATGGCCCGAGGGTCATCGAAGAGATTCACTCCACCGAGAGTAGGAATGGGCATCCAGTTCATTGGAACGGCACCGTCACGCCCATGCCTACTGTGATGGGCCCTTCCATCACCGCATCGGCAATCACTCGAACTTCTGCGCCACGAGGTGCCAAGTTCTGCATGCACATCTGGAAGCTCTGGCGCGGAGGTCCGTGGATGTCTGCCGTGTACTTGCCTCCGAAGTCCAGATGCCCCACAAAGGCGTCCGCACCGGAGTTGCGCACGTCGAGGCAGATCTGGGTGCCCAGCGGGTCTACCGTTGAGATTCCATGGAGCATCACCTGGCCCTTGTAGACGCGACGTACGAACATGGCCTGCGCTTGGGCTTGAGGCCCCGAGTCAGGAGCCAGCATGGGGGATGGAGCCATGCTCACTCCGCGTGGCGGCTCGCCCCTGTCTCCGCAGCTACCCATGAGCGCCAACACCAGAGCCACAGCCAATCCTCCATGCATTACATGACCCTCCAGTTGGGAGGGTCGCTATTTACCCATCTACGATGTTCACCTCAATACGCACTGCGTTCTTACTGCCGAATCAGCACTCCTTTTGCGGCAGTGAAGCAGGCATCCGCTACACCCCCGCTAGGGGGATGTGTAACGCCTCCGGCTCGAACGGCGAGAGTGGTTGCATCAGCTAGCAACATGGCGCCGTCTTGAAGGTTGATCTCCATCATGCGCCGAGGATCGTTTGGGTATGGAACGAAGCAGTCGCGAGCATCCAGCACGGCGTCCTGGCCACTTGCGAACCCCGTCATGCTTGGGCAGAGCAGTAGCCACACACCAGTGGCGCCAGAACCATCTACCGTGATGGCGCCCGAGGACTTCTGCTGGATAGACAGTACCTGCTTGGTCTGAGTGAATACGACATTACCTCCTAGAGTGCAGTTCTGCTGGATGTCGAAGTCCCCAGAAAAGACGCCAGAGAACGTGGGAGGGGGCGGTGGGGGAGGCGGGGGTGGAGGTGGCGGCTCCGCAGGTCCGCATCCCAGCATCACCACAGCAACCATCAATGCCTTCTTCATAGCGTTCTCCTCGCCGGCCACGGCATGGCACTTCGGGGCCCCCCGCCGAACACGCGCGAGTCCAGGCCCGTAGACTGATTCACCCCGGCGCTCTGGCCGTAGTCCATGCGGTCGCGCGCCACCATGGCGTCCAGCTCCTCGGTGGCCAGACCGTAGGCGTCGAACTGCTTGCTCAGCTTCAGCGCGGTCGCGTAGACCTGCTGGGTCATGGTGCGGTCGCTCTGGTACCAGGGATAATCCGAGGCGCCCGGATCAGCCGGCATCAGCAGGTAGTCTAGCTTCAGCAAGTAGTCGGCATCCGGCACAGGCAACGGGTAGATGGTCCACTTGCCGGCCGTCGCGGACGTGGTGAAGGTGAACGGGTACACCTTCATCTCCGTGGGGCGCCCGGTCTCGGTGGCCGGCACCACGGTCTCATCCTCGTCAGGCGAGTTGCCCACGAGGCTCATCACCCGGATGACCGAGCGCGTGTTCCGGGGCGTGTCGTAGAGGTAGCCAGGGTCCATCACCCTGTGCACGCGGTCGGTGATGGTCGAGCCGGCGCCGAAGTTGAACGAGGTGGTGCCGGCAGGGAGGGAGATGCCGCGCGCCGGGCGGTGGAGGATGGGCCAGGGCCAGCCTGCTGCCTGCCGCCGGAGCCAGGAGAGCAGCTCGTTGAGCACCTCGCTGTTGGCGTCAGCGTCGTCCAGGTCGCTGCGGCCCGCCAGCGCGAGGCCCTGAGTGATGATCTCGGCTCGCGTGAACTGGCCCATGGTGAATCACCTCAGCATCCTCGGAGCTTGCCCTTGTAGCCGAGCGGCGCGTCGTCCACGTGCATCGGCTTGTCCTTCATCTTGCCCTTGGACTTCTTGTTGAACTCGTCGGCGACCTTCTGAGGCACCTCGCCGCGCTTCGCCGCCGCGTTGATGAAGCCCTGTTGCGCCTTGGACTTGAAGGGCATGGCCTAGCCGGGAGGCAGCTCTGGCGGAGGGTCGATGGGGGGAGGCGGATCATCACCAGGAGCGGGAGGAGGAGGCTCCACCACGATGTCGCTGGGCTTGGCGGGCTCCTTGTAGATGGACGCGCGCACTGCGGCGTCCTTGGCCTCCAACAGCTTGCGCAATGCCACCGTGCGCTCCGGGTTGCGCGGCAGCAGCATCAGCACCGAGGCCAGCTCGGCGAACGGCTTGGAGACCGCCTGAAGGTGCTTGGGCAGATGGATGTAGCTGAAGAACTGCATGATGGGTTCCATGCTCAGTGTCTCCGGAAGCTGGTGCCCACGTCGGTGGCCGGGCGCTTGAACGGGGTGGCCGCCTTGGGCTTCTCCCAGAGCTTGGCGATCTTCTGAGGCTTGAGGGTCTGCTCGAACACCACCTTGGGCACGTCGGCCGAGGTGCCACGCCGCCAGTGCTCACCGGCCAGCCCACCATCGACCAGGAAGGTGACGCGCACGAAGTCAGGAGACGGGTACTCGACGCCACCCCAGCGCCGCTTGTGCTGGGAATAGGGGAGCTTGCCGGTGGGCACGTTGGCCGGGGCCGGAGTCGCCTCAGTCTTCTTCTCGATGTCCTTGCTCATGACGCCAGCCTCGCTCCGCGCCCAGCCGTGGGCACGTTGTGGAAGTGGATGGGCTTCGGGCTCGCCCGGTGACCCTGGTTGAACCGCACCTTGCGAGCGCCGCGGAAGTCGGTCTCGAAGTTGGTGAACGTGTTGAGGATGGCCGCGAAGTCGTTCTTGCGAGGCACCAGGATGGCCTGGCCCCGCCCCCGGCTCGCGAACCGGACGCCGTTGATGCCGATCCACTGGAACCACTTGGCCGCGTTCGCGTCGCTGGGGAGCACCACCATCTTGACGTGGTTGGCGTCCTCGGCGTTGGCCTTGGTCGCCTCGACCTGCATGGTGACCGGCTTCCCGTCCGAGGTGAGCATCGGCTTCCCCTCAGCATCCAGCTTCGGGACCGTCTTCATCTCGGGCCCGCCGCAGACCTTCACGGGCAGCCGGCACTTGTGGCACTGGGCTCCGAGGTTCCGGCGCGCGTTGCGCGCGTTGGCCAGGTTCAGGTCGGCCGCGGAGCGGGCCATCTCCGCCATGGCCAGCCCCTCCTTGAGGTTCTTGGACATGGTGTCGCCCAGCGCGGCGACCATCTTGAGGTTGGCCTCCTGCATGGACTTCATCAGCTCCACGAGGTCAGCGACGGTGGGCTGCGCGGCGGGCTTCTGGTCGTTGGGGTTGGCCATGGGATTGGGGGCTCAGATCAGACGTAGGTGGAGGCGATCTCCAGCCGCAGGAGCCTCTCCTGGGCGTAGATCATCGCCTTGCCGTCGAACTTCCAGCCCATCGTGGTGAGCTGGTCGAGGGGGTCGGTCTTGTCCGCGCCCGTCGCGACCTTCAGCTCGAAGTTGCGCAGGCCCACCCAGGCGGTGGACTTCTCGCCGTGGATGTAGACCACGAACACGGTGGCCGGGTCGCCGGTGCCCGTGGCGTGGATGTTCGGCGGCGCGGTGGTCGAAGAGGTGGCCACCGCGGTGACGGTCACCGTCTCGCCAGACTCGATGTTGTCGGCGTAGAGCTTCAGGTGCGCGTCGGTGCCCGCCGAGCCGGTCTGGGTGTCATCGAAGTACAGGGCGTACACGTAGTCGTCCGACACGCCCGTGAAGTCGAAGGTGAAGGACTCGTTGTTGCCCGAGGCCGCGGACGCCATGCTGTGCTTGTCGGAGATGCGCTCCTCGAAGCCACGGTCCTTCTTCTTGGCGGTCACCTTGAAGAAGTAGGTCACGCCCGAGTTGAGAGAGCCGCCCCCGTTCACCGCAGTCACGACCGGGGTGTCGGTCCCGAAGGCGTTGCCCGAGACCACAGCGTCGGTGGTCGAGCCGAGCAGGGTGAACTTCGGGGTGAAGTTGCTCTCCACCCAGCGGATGTTCATCCAGGTACCCACCTCGGAGACGTAGAGGTTGGGCTTGTCGTTGTAGCTGTGGACGGCCAGGAAGTTGGTCGCGTTCAGCAGCGTCTGGATGACCTGGGGCGCGGTGATGGCGATGTAGTTCATCGCCTTGTTGATGGAGCCGCCCTTGCTCACCGCAGTCTCGATGCCCTGCCGCATCTCGGTGCCGGCCACCGCGGTGGAGGTGCCCAGGATGATGCCACCCTCCGGCCCGCCGCGGGGCGACGCACCGGCATCGACCATGGTGACGCGCGCCTGGCCGATGATGGTCTCGCTCAGCACCATCGAAGAGGTGATGTCCGCGCGCGTGGTCACCGAGCCATCGCCGTACTGGACGTTGGTGCCGGCCAGCCACACGACCTGAATCTCGCGGTCGATGACCCGCTGAGCCGAGTCCGCCAGCAGGTTCAGGGTCTCCTGCACCAACGGATGCTTGGTGGTCACCTTGGCCCGGTCGGTGACGGCCATCACCGCGCCCCACTGGTCCAGCTCCACGGTGACCTGGGAGGTGGAGAGCGCCGTGTAGCCCGGCGTCACACCCTCGCTCATCGGGTCGAGCGGCACGTCGGTGCGCTCGTACCGGATGAAGTAGTGGGTCACACCGGTGCCGTCCGGCTGCTTCTCGGTGGTGCACACCGACTGGCAGACGAGATGGATGGCGGAGCGGGCGATGAGCTGAGAGGCCAGGGCCTTCTCCTGGTCGCTCATCGTGGTGGACATCGTGATTTCGTTGGCCATGGTGTCGAGTCCTTGGGGGATCCCTGGGGGATCAGCTCAGGGGCATGTCGTGGTCTTCAGCGAACTTCGCCCAGCCCTGGATGTCGTTGTCCTTCGGGCGCTGGCCGTTGAGGGGCTGGAGGTTGGGGAGGCCCCCGCTGCCGGAGAAGGCCGGCATCATGGAGGTGTTGAACTGCTGCTTGGAGCGCCGAGTGATGGCCTCCTGGCGCAGCCGCTGTTCCTCACGGAGGCCCAAGATGTGGCGCGTCGCGGTCTGGTGGGAGATGGGCCGCCCGGCCTGGGCGTACTGGTGCATCAGGTTGCCGATCTCGGTCTCCACCTCGCTGGGCAGCTCGATCTCCTGGCTGAGCTGCCGGAGCTGCTGGCCGCTCTGCCAGCCCTGCGCGGCCTGGAGCTGCTGGCGCATGTCCTGGAGGAAGGGGGCCAGCTCGCGCTTGAAGAAGGTCGCCGCCATCTGCTGGAACTCGGGCGTGAGCTGGGCCTCGGGCTCCGGCGCGGGGGCAGGAGGCTGGTTCTGCGGCTGGCTGGCCTGGATGGCCGCCAGCGCTGCCATGGCCTGCTCGTGCTGCTTCTGAAGAGCCTCGAACTGCTTCTGGAGATCGGGCGCGGGAGCGGCGGCCGGCGTCGGCGTGGGGGCGTTCGGGTCAGCAGCGGGGTCGGCTGGGGTCTTTGGCTCCATGAGCGCGCACCATGGCACAGGTATTGGCGGGAACGCAAGCGCCTGCTCGAATGCGCAGAGATTTGCGTAATCGAGCAAAGGCTTGCTCAGCAGAAAGATGGGGAAAGGTGGGGGGATTAATGCACTGGGTAATTAGCGACACGCTTCACGTCTTCTGGAGTAGGGAGCGGCGGGGGTTCCCCCCGGCTGACCGCCGCTCCGCTTTTACCTCGGCGTTGGCGTCCTAGCCGCGCTTCATCGCCTCGATGCTGTTTTGGCACTGGGCGATGATGTCCTCCACCGCATGCGCCGCCGCCCGGTATGCGGACTCGGCACCGAGGTGGATCGCCATCGCGTGAGGGGTGGAGGCGTTCATCGCCTGCTGGTGCTCCCCGCTGGCAGAGGCAACGAGAGCCTCCTTCCACACCGCGTAGCCGGGCGCACGCAGCACAGTGGTCAGTAGCTCAATGGTCTCGCTGGCCTGGCGAGTTGCCTGGGCCTTCTGCTTGGCAATGGCCTCTTCGCGTTGCTGATGGAGCTGCCGGAGGTTGGTGAAGCCTGAGGGGTTGGAGATCATCACATGCCTCCCATGTCACCGTAGCCGGCAGCCAGATCATCAGCTTGCCGTCGCACGTCCATGAACTCGTTGGCCTCGCCAGGCATCGCATCGCGAGCGCCCCCAGGTTGGCCGTTGGCCTGCTCGGTGGCGCTACGGGCCCTGGAGCCTGGGTCCTGCCGGTCCATCTGCTGACCCGCGTTCCCGAATGCCTGCGCCTGCATCGCCATCATCTCGGGAGGAATGGGCTGGCCGGGCGCGATAGGCGGCCCCACTTGGCGGATGAAGGAGTCGTAGCCGCGGAGACCCGCTGCCCCGTACATGCGCGAGATGAGGGCGCTTGGGTCTACAATCTTCCCCTGACTCATCAGGAGTTGGAGCACTGCGGGGTTGATGGCGAGCTGGAGAATGGTGGCCATCTGCTGGATGCGCTGGGCCTGCGCGATGGCCTGTGAGGAGGCGAGCCAGCGGAACTCGGCATCAATCACGAGGTCGGCTGGGGTCACCTTGACGCTGGCGCCAGAGACGATGGCGAAGATGGTCTTGTCCCGATACTGCTGGCCGAGCATCCACGCTGCTCTGGCGGCAGGCACCAGCATGTTGTGCTCTAGCTCCTCCACGCGGTCCTGGAGCGGCGTCATCGAGTTGTACTGGAGGATCTGCGCCTGGGTCGCCGTCTTGGCCTGCCTGGACGTATTGCCCTGTGCCTGCGGTGGCGAGCCGGTCAGGTCTTCCTCCTGGCCGCGCAGCCAGTTCACCATGTTCATGCCATAGTCCACCATCTGGTGGGGCGGTCGCTCGAAGGCCATGCCCTCGGTAATGGACAAGGTGGGCATCGGCACGCCAGGGTAGAGCGGCGGCAGTGGGAAGGGGCAGAGCGTCGGGTTGTACTTCAACACCGGGTTGTTGCAGTACGCCTGCACGTCCATGAGCTGATTGAAGGCGTCATTCATCCCAGCTTGGATGGAGCGCGCCGCCTTCCCATCTCCGTAGCCGTAGAGGAAGCCAGGCCGCGTGTTGGTCGCCAAGCAGTCGTAGGGCGGCTGCTGGTCGAGGAAGGGGTTGCGGGTCACGTAGACCGGCGTCTGCCCAGCCATGATGATGCGCACCGAGTAGGGGCAGTCTGGGTCCTCGCCTGGCAACAGCATGTGGCTGGGGAGCTTGAGCGTGGTCCAGACGTGCGTGAGCGTCTTGACGCTGGCGAGGGGGTTCCCCTGCAAGGTGCCCTGCTGTGGTGGCGCCAGGCCGAAGAGGTTCTGGTGCACCTCCGACGCCTGGGTCATGTGGACATCGGGCTCGGGCGCGTCTAGGGCGGCGCGGCCACCCAGGAATACGCCCTTGTCAATGAGGTACTGGATCTCGCTGACCGGAACGTCGATGTCCTCCCAGACCACCTTCGCCTCGCTGATGGACGCGGCAGTGGTGGGCCACATGTAGAAGTTGAAGATGCTGATCGGCTTGACGCGGAGCCCTTCTCGATAGGTCGGGCCGTAGGTGAGCTGGGGTCCATAAGGACCATTCACCATCTTGCCGGCGTAGGTCACCTCGCGGTTGTACCAGTGCTTCCAGACCGTGTTGCCCTGCGCTACGAGCTGGCCGAGCATCGCCGCCGCTTGAGCGCGCACCCTGGCATTGGCTTCTAGCTCCCACTGCACGTACGCCTTGGTCGGGAACGCAGCCATCGGGTCGCCAGTCAGGCGATCCACCACATCCATGTACTCGTCAGATGGGAAGAGGCCGCGTCGGAGCTGGGCGGTCATGCTGCGCTTGATGCGCATGAAGACCGGCAGGTAGCTGTTGTGGCGCCCGAAGTACATCTGGGAGCCGTCATGCATCAGCATCTCCATCCGGTCGATGGCCCGCCACTCCTCGTGCAGCGGCTCTCGCTGCCGGCGTGCCTCATCGAGCAGGGCCACCAGATCCCGAATCTGGAAGAGGATCATCGGATCATCGGCCAGGTTGGTGGTCGCGTCCGGGAGCTGGGCGGCAGGCGGCATCGCTCCCAACGGCATCTCGAACGCCTGATTGAAGTTGTCTAGGCCGGCGTTGAGGACCAGGCCAGATTCAGTGGTGAGAGCCATCAGAGTTCCACCCTCACTCTGAGCGTCAGATCCTGAACTGGAACCTTGCGCTCGGTGTCCGCCTCGATACGTACTTGCACCCGCTGAGTCTCACCGGAGAACTCTAGCCATGCGCGCAGCAGGTCTCTAGTGCTGCAACATGGATGAATGTCGTCCGGCTCCACTACCGTTGCTGCCACCCTGATGGGGTGGCGCTTCAGGTAGTCGAGAGCTACCTGCCGCTGCGTCTCTTCATCCAGAACAGGAACCATGGCGCGCTCACCTTCTCATTTTCTGAGGGTCCGAGGAAGGGGCGTAGGCCACCGAGCCCTGGAGCTCGCCAGTGCCAGACCACTGAGCGAGTGGAACCGATGGACTCTGAAACCCAACATGCCCCTCATCCATAGGCCCCTCAGCCATGGCGACCTGGTGGCCAAAGAGGCCGTGGATGCCGTAGCGGAGTGCATCGGCAGCGTGGTCGTAGACGTTATCCTTCAGCGGCTCGTCCATGCGCCGGCCCTTGCGCTCCTTCTCATCGGGGTAGCGGTAGCCCTTCTCCAGCACCCGGATGAGGAAGCCACAGCGCTTGTCTATACGGAAGGCTGGAACGCCTCCGCTCTGGCGGCCCAGCAGGATGCGTACGGTGCGGATGCCGGCATCAATCTTGGCACCGGGGATGAAGTGCAGCGTGATGCCGTGCTTGTTGAGGACGCTCAGCGTGGAGCCGGTGTCCTTGTGCTGCGTCGCTGCTGGGTCGCCCCAATCAGTTACGCGAGTCGCGTCGGGGAAGCGTGTCCGCGTCTCCGCGAGAATCTTGGGAGCCCACTCGTGGATTTCCTCGTTCTCGCCCTTCATCTCCCACAGCACATCGAGCCCACCAAACGGCGTGACCTGAGCCCAGATGCAGAAGGGGTGTCGGTAGCCGAAGTCATGAAAGCGCACAAGGGGTGCGTACTTGTTGGCGTCCAATAGCCCCTTGGCGTGGAAGTCCCGATTGAACACCTTGCCGTAGACTGGCGTGCCCTTGATGCTGGAGCCCCATTTGCCGAGGATGAGGCGCTCGGCCATGTCGGGCGTCATGTGCTTCAGGCGGCCCTCATAGTAGCCAGCCTTCAGGTTGTGCTCGTTCTCCCCGCGCACCGGCTGGAGGAGCCTGAAGCGCTGCCCTCTCGGCTTCCCGAACACGTCCAGCACCGGCTCGCCCTTGGCGTTGGTGCCGGTGCAGTCCTCGAAAATCCAGTGGTCCTCATCGGTCGGGTTGAAGGCGATGGCTATCTTGTTGGTGCGGCCAGGAAGTCGGCAGCGAGAATCCACCTCGTCGAACACTTCCTTGTCCAGCTCGTCAGCCTCATCCACGATGGCGCCGTGGAACTCATAGCTCGATGGGCGCTCGTGGAGACCCATAAAGGTGATCTCACTGATGAGCCCATCGAGCGTAGCCTGGTGGTAGGCCATCTCGCGCTCATCCGTCTTCAGCTCTCGAAGATTGGAGGGTAGCCCACCCTTGTAGGTGACCGGCTGAATCCACCACTTCATCGGGGACTCTTTGGAGCGGTCGATGAGGGTGCCGGCCGGCAGCCGATGCAGCATCTCCTCCATGCGCTTGGCGGTGGTGTCCTTCAGGTCGTTGTAGTCCTTGCGGCCCACCATGAGCCGGTAGCCGGGCTCAAAGAGAACTAGTAGCCAGCCCAGCATACAGATGGCGGTAGTCTTCCCGTTCCCCAGCATGCCGATGTACGCGAGCATCTCAGCGTCTGAATAGATGAGATCCTTCTGCGTGGGGTTGGGCGGCTTCTTGGGGTCGAGGTTGGAGCACAGCAGATGCATCATCCCGTCGAGCCCGTCTACCTCTAGCGCTGGCTTGGCGCTAGGGCTACGCATCTCCCTGATTTGCTCGACGCGAGACTTCCTCATTTAGGGGCCCACACGCGAGGAGCCATCCGGCCGCTACCGCCATAGCGAAGCGCACGCCACCCGATGTTGTCTAGGCGCTCTACCAGATGTGGTGGCTTCCCCCTACGCACGGAGAAGTGAGGACGGATGATCCTGTGTACATGGCCATAGCGCAGGTACGGAGTGCTCCACCGATGGCAGAACGCCTTGAACCTCGTCATGGCAACGCCTTGGCAGCATCTACCACCTGAACATCAGTGCGCTTGGCCCATGGCAGAGGGGCGCCCGCGACCACGCCGTTGACGATGATGAGCTGGGTGCTGCCGCCTGTGCGGTCTTTCTTGCCGTGGCCGGTAGCGTCGAGGATGCGCTCGGCGGCGCGCCCCCGTTCGGTGTCGGTGCCGAAGCGGAGCTGGCGCTCCAGCTCAGCCACGGCGACTACCGACAGGTTGGTGAGCCTGGCCTCGACATAGGTCTCCGCGTCGCCGCCAGTGAGCCCCTCGGGCACTGGCACTAGCTTGCGCCGGTAGTTCTCGCCGCGCTGGGCAGCCTTCACCTCGTTGTCGAACTGGCGATCCTCATGGTTGGCCAGGACAGGAGAGACAGGAGTCGTGGTCTCCAGCGCCGAGCCACAGGTTGCTGAGGAGCACTCCACACCCTTGACGGTGTGGGGCAGCTCGTGGCCATTGGGGCAGTGGTTGAACGACTCGGCGGGGGCATCAAACTGCCTCTTGACGCCGTACTTCCTGGGAGCCTCATCCATCGCCTACGCCTCCCCAAACCGATGGATGGGCAGCGCGGGAACCACTTCGCCACGCTTCCGCGCGGCCTTCCTCTCGTCACTCCGTTTGAACTTGGCGCGCTCCTTCTCGCCGTAGACCGGATCCTCAGCGCGCCGCTTCCTCCGATACCGGTTCTGCTTGTCGTTGTAGCTCTGGGGGTCCACGAAGTATTGGGGCTCCATCTGCACCTTGACGGCCTTCGTGCCCGCCCAGGCCATCACGGGGATGCCGAGCTTCGTCTGGAGCCGCAGCATGGTCACGAAAATGGGGACCGTGACTCCCAGCGCGGCCTTGTACACGGTGTCGTAGTTCAGGCCGGTCGCCTTGGCCACCGCCATCATGCTCGTCTCCGGATGGGCGGCCAGGTACTCCGAGAGCGGCGTGGGGCTCGGTGCCAGCTTGGGAAGCGGTACCCTACGAGGCATGACTGCACGTTACCATACGTGCACATGCAATAGGTAGCCATATGCTGAGCCCACGCGACCAGGATTATCGGCCTGTGTCTTACCTGTATGGCCATTCACGCTAGCTGGGCAGTCTGTCTCACGTGCCGTACCGGAATCCCACTCGTCGAGGTGAAGCGGTCTGGGCAGAGGGAGGTCGCGTGTGGGTACTCGATTGAGACCTTCTCCCTACATCATGTCTGGAAATCCCATAACGTTAGAATCTTGGCCTCTGAGGTGGCTAGGATGGTTGTGGGAGATCCTCTCCAATCAGGAGTTGACAATTCCGAGTACCCTCGCCTATGATGCGTGCCGGCGACCGGGGCTGAAAGCCCTCCCCTACGGGTCGGCCCCCCGGCACCGACGCCACGCCAACCAAATGCACAATCCCACCTACAACACGGCACACCCGTTCAATCCCTTGCGCCTTCTGAAGGCATGGGACCCCACCAGCGCCGAGATCGCCCCGGCCGCGAAGCGGTGGGTGAAGGGTCCTGGAGGTCAGGCTGCGCTGCTGCGCTTCTTCGACGCCTACGCCGAGGCGGAGAGGGTCTACATCCAGAGCCAGCTCCAGAATCGTGGCGACCTGTACCGGCAGTCTCGGGCCATGCGAAAGGCAGCGCGCAACTCCTTCGAGCGCACCGTCAAGTGGGTGGCGCGGGAGCTAGCGCCGCCATCGGACGCCACGGGAGCACGCAAGCCAGCCACCATCGAGGAGCGAGTCTTCCGGCGTGCCAGAGCCGGGCTGCGCTCGGTCATCCACTTCGAGTACTTCGTGCGGCAACGTCCTGGAATACCGATTGCCTATCGGTGATACCATGTTAGTGGGTAGGAGTCCTCTAAAGGGTCCCCCCGCTCCCCTTCCCTTCGCTGCGGTAGGGGGGCATCCATAGCCAGGGGGTTGGCATTGACAACACGATAGCCACCAGCGTTCCCTTGCTGGTGGCATGATTAATGAGCGTGCCAGCTAGGTGAGCGGGTAGAGCTTGCGCTCCGCATCAGTGCCGTACCCGCTCACGACCTTCGTGTTAGTGCCCTTCCGAGTTCAGCTTGGAGCACATGAAGATCGCGCTCTGCTGGCCTAGGAACTTCTTGGCGTTCGGGTACTCGGCACTCCACCTCTACCGAGCGGCGGGGTGCTCATCAAGGCTAGAGATCGTCCCAAGTGAGCTGGCGCCATTGGGGCGGGAGTGGGGCGTAGGCGCCAATCTTGCCGCACGGCCAAGCGATGCCGCGCCACACATCCATCACCAGCACTTCGCCCACCTTTACCGAGTCGAGAGTGTCCATACCTCTAAGACACAACAAGTTGCCTGTGGTCGCATGGGCATTTGCCTAGGCATTTTGGGGGGGATTATTGGCAACGCGACATGAATTGTCGGGGTGTGTCTTATAGGTGTGGAGGTGGCAAGTGCCTAGTCGCTCGGTTCGCATGGTAAAGGGGAGCACGCTGGCCCCAGAGGTACAGCGCCAGTGCTTGGCTCGGTTCGTACACCGCTTCACGCGCGAACATGTTCCTGCCTGGGCTCGGGAGCCGCGTCCGGACGGTCAGCCCTACAAGGTGCAGTTTGCCAGTGACGCAGAGTGGCTCGCCCATACGTCCTTCGCCGTCACTCGGGACGGCTCGCTCGACAAGCGCGTGGCTTCATGCATGAGCGCGCCTACCTGGCCGGAGGGACAATGAAGTCCCAAACCGTCAAGCTTCCTGCCTTCCTGGCGAGCGCCCTGGTGAATGGCGATGAGACGGGGCTCACCTGCACGTGTCATATCGGCGGCCGAGACCCAAGCGACGCTGGCCAGCATGCCAAGGGCTGTGACTTCCGCTGGCTGGCCGAGGCACACGCCTACGTGGCGCCTGGGCACATCGCGGGGACGGCCGATCAGCCGTGCGACTGCGGCACTGGGGATGATGATGGCGCCCACCATCATGAGACTTGCGCCAGCCGCCAGCCTGGAGAGGCTTACTTCTCTTGGACCTGTGACCTGCCTGGCTGGGGCCGCTTCGGCGCCGACATGCTGGATTACTTGGTTTTGTACCCCAATGAGCCCAAGCCTCATCACGACTGCAATCAGGTGTGGGCCGAAATGGCGGACCCGTCATGCTACGAATTCGAGACGTTCGAAGCGTGGCACGAGTCCAATTGCCAGCGCGACTAGCCGCGAGACCGCGACCCCTCGCTAGCTGGCGTGTCTTAATAGCATCAGGAGATCAATCACATGGACGCTTTCACTCGTGGCTACCTGGAGTGCGCGCTGTGGTCTAGCAATGACGAGTCCGATGAGTCCGGAGGCGAGCCCCTAGACGCCAACTACAGCGTCGAGGATTTCGCGCCAGAAGCGCTGGCCGAGGCCGAAAAGGACTGTGCGGACTTCCAGGAGGCCAACGCGGCTGACCTGGAGACTACTGGCGCTGATGATGAGCGGAACGGCCACGACTTCTGGCTAACTCGCAACGGCCATGGCGCGGGCTTCTGGGATCGCGGCTATGGCGAAGTTGGAGAGAGGCTCACGAAGGCGAGCAAGGTCTATGGCGGAGTTGACCTGTACGTGGGGAATGATGGGATGGTGCACTCATGAACCCATGCGCCAAGTGCCGCAAGCCCTCAGCTACCAAGCTGTGCACTCCCTGTCTGCGTCAGGTCTCCGGTGACCCGGACAGGCTGCCCCCATTCCCCCCGTTACTGGAGCTGATCCGGCGCCACGGCAGCGTGGCTGACATGATCTGGTCAGTAATGTTTGAGGGGCATGGGTGGAGGTTGGCACGATGATCAAGAATCGTCAGGAGAGGCATGCGGCGGGCGACAGGCTCAACGCTCGCGCCGTGCTGGAGAGCATCAACGCCAGTATGGATCAGGATTTCCACACGCTCAGCACATCCCAGGTCGATAAGCTACTTGTTGAGGCTGATCGGGTGCGCTACCAGAAGCCCAAGGGCGCCAATGGGTCTCGCGCTCGCTACTTCTACCAGCGCCTTCAGCGTCAGGCGAGGGGCTGACAATGACAGGCCCCGAAATCATGGCAGCCTTCGCTCGCTGGCGTGGCGTGGAGACGTGCGACCGATTCCCCCTCTCCGTCTATCCTCTCCACCTCGGCGCCCCCCATGCCGGCACGTGGTACGTCAGGGAGCGCGTGCCAGGCACTCGGGTGTGGCGTGCTGAGGAGGATGGCAGCTTCGTCCTGGTTGACCTGGCAGAGCTGGACAAGGCTAAGGACAAAGCCGTGTGGGATCGGCATGGCGTCATGGTCCAGGCTCGGCGCAATCGGCAGAGGTTCTAAGTGCTACCCTACGAAGCGGCCCTGGAGCGCATTGCGGCCCGTTGCGCTGCCTTCGAAACCCATCTTTACGGGCCCCGTCAGGAGCACTCTGAGGCGGTGCGCATCTCGCTTCGTGAGCGGCGCGACTACTGGCATTCCATCGGCTCGCGGATTCGTAGGCGGATGGCGAGAGAGCAGAGGAGACAGCGGCAATGAAGGCAACGATGATGGAGCGCGGCAACGGATTCGCGGACCCAGGCGACTATGCGCCGGGCGACGATGGGCAACTCTATCGCATCCTCTCCATCGGCAGCGGCAGAATCGAGACGGGCGCTCCGGGTGAGGGAAACCGAATCGAGGGGTGCGAAGTGGAGCTAGCCGACTGGGCAGATTGTGCCGAGGAAGATGAGGCGTCAGTGCTCTTGGTCTTGAGCTAGGCGCGACCATAAACAATCAGTTGTGTCTTATAGGTACAAGGGAGACACCATGCGGCCGATGGAAGTGAACGAGAGATTTCCCTCCGGATGGAAGTTCCTCATCGTGAAGGATGCCAACACTCCTGTAGAGGCGTTCCTACATGAGGAGAATGCGGAGCATGCGCTCCAAGTGCTGAACGACCACGAAGAGAAGTATGGCCGGGGGCGTCCCTACTCGATTCGACCGAGGAACACATGAGCAAGCTCACCAATCTGGATCTGTATGCCATCAAGGACACCATCAAGCATGACGGCGAGGTCCGCTTCCACATCATCCGGTCACGAAGCAACCTGACCACGAAGTGCCGCCTCTGGCACACCGATGGCCATGTGCTGGGGTCCGCGTCTGGTGGCGGCTACGACAAGGCCGGGACCGCGCTCGGGCAGGCCATCGAGGCTCTGTTCGCTGAGGAGCTGAAGGCTCTCAAGCCTGGAAGCGAATGGCAGGAGATGGCAGGCAACACTGGCCTCTACGTCACGCACAAGGATGGATTCTACGGCTTGCGGCGCGGCAGGGACCGCGAGATGGGCCTCGACGGCGCCTGTGGTCTGGAGTGCATGCTGACTATTCTCCGCGCTCTCGGCTTCAGCAACACCACTCGCTATGACACCGGCAAGCTGTCGGACATGGTGATTGCGCGGAAGTAACGCGACCCCAATTCACGAGACGTGTCTTTAGCAATAGGGAGGCAACACACATGAAGTTCATCAGTGAGGTGTGGCAGAAGCAAGCCGAGAAGTATGTCGAGTCCTTCCGCAAGGTGGTGCCATTCCACATGCGGTTCGAGAAGAACCACAAGAGCGAGCAGGTCATCCCGCGCAGCTTGGTGGATGAGATGATCCGCGACGCCTACAAGCAGGGAGCCGAAACGGCGCTGAAGATGGCTGAGGAGATCGGCTGATGCCTCGCCACCAGCTCACCCCCGAGGAGCGCCGCAAGGGAGGCAAGACGGCACATGCCAAGCTGGTTGCGGCTGGCAAGGCCCACAAGCTCACGGCTGATGATGCTCGCAAGGGCGCCAGAGCCATCCATGCCTACGCGCGCACCATCGGCGTGCACGTTGGCCATCAGCTCACCCATGCAGATCGGGTGCGCGGCGGCCTGGTGGCTGCAGCCAAGCGGCGCAAGGAACGGGAGCGCGCTCTCATCACCTTGGCGCTACCCGCGAAGCGGGATACGGAACACATTACCGCCACGATTGACACGAAGCGGGAGATGGAGTCCGAAGCGCCCAAAGCACTTGGAGGGCCTCTTCTCGGGCTGTGGACTCCCCCAGCTGGCTACCATGACTACTGCGCTGCCATTGGCGAGCGCGGCCGAGCCCGAGACGCGAAGCGGGAGACTGAGGCTCCCAGCAACAACACGCCAGTCGAGAGCTGGCCCGAGCATGAGGAGCACGACCCCTACCTCATGGGCGCCTCTCTGGCCGACGAGCTGATGGCTGGAGAGGGCGCTAGCCTCGCCACCATTCCTGGCCAGTTCACCGGTATCAGGTCCATGGCTATGGCCCCTCCTGTAGACCCCTTCACCCTCTCCGCCCTCAAGCGCTTCCGGCTGGGGCCCAAGTCCCCGCTGCACCTCACCAGGGGTCAGCGGGCCCAGGTGGACTTGATGGTGCGCGATGGCTGGCTCGAAGCCACTGGCGACAGCATGCTCCAGCTCACCAGCAAGGGGTGGCAGGCG